ATCGTGTTCATCCATACGTTTTATGCGGTATGGGCGACGATTCAATCGGTCCTCGCGACGATGATAGGTCTCTTTTTTACTTTGATATATCCAGACCTTCCGGGAGCCGGATCCAGCGCGCTGACGTCTCTCGCGGGAGGTGCGGTCTTGGCGTTCGGTATTTCCTGGCTGAGCATCCCGATGTATATCTATTGCGATGAACCGAGGTGTTTGTCACGCACCGAACGTCTACCAGAAGTGGTCGTGCGAGATTGTATCTTAGGAATCAGCGGATTCTTCGGGAACGCCATCGGATCGCTGATGATATATCATGGAACGCAGTCGATACCATGGGCTTTGGTGTATTCGGCCGTCGGAATGGCTGTTGTCATCATCACAAACGTTATTTTATTGACATGTAAAAAAGTATGTTTACTCGATGATAATGATGATCATGTATGAATTTGTAATGCAATCGTAACAGACTTAAAAAAAAAGTATTGTCTGTACACTAGAGTATGTCAAACCCCCGGGCTCCTGGATCGAGCGTTCAAGCATCATTGACAGAAGACACGTTTCAGAAAAATTATTTGGAGGGGTACACGCAAATTGTTCCTCAAGATTTGTCGGATGCGAAAGGAGGCAGCGTGCGGTATGCGATCGACACCATGCGAAATGGACGTATCGTGTCGACACAATATAGATTAGGAGGTATTTTGACGACTGTTGACCCGAGACTGAGGTATATCAGATTGTACAATCCGTATGCCAAAGGTCCTCGAGCATCGCATGCGGGTGTGAGTTGGAGCGTCCAATTATTCCGGCAAGGCGATGAACGACTTCGTTTATGGTACATGCCTCCTTCTTCTCGAGATGAAATCGTTATGTTTCGTAAATTATTACAACAACTGGAAAATGGCGACATCAAAATCACCAAAGTGGGAAGCTAAAGGTGTTTGAGCGCTTTGTGGTAACTCGTCGTCAAATAAGGTTGCAGGGAAGGATGCATGACCTGTTTGGCGAGTTTCAGTCGATGGTTTAATTCAGCCTTTGTTTTTGCTTGATTGAAGTCATAAGTGCTTCGAGTAATTTTCTCGCGTTTGGCTTCATCGACGCTTTTTTGATATATATGTCCGACTTCGTTCATGAATGCGGCGACATTAGCCGAGGCGTGTTCATGAGCTGTTGTATAATGCATCCCTTCGAGCACTCCATGTGGAGACAACGGAGTCAAAGGCCAATTGGGAAGTTTCACAATTTTTTTCGATGACGACATCGCATGGATCCACTCGCTTTGTTGGTGTTTGATATCACGGATAAACCGTTTGATGGATTCGGCATGGTGTGCCACCTTCGCAACTGTATTTTTGGAGATGAGCGTTTTCGATTTTGAGGCATCGATAATCCACTGGGCTTTTTCTAATGCGACCTCGGTGATACGTAATCCATGCTCAAACACCTGGCGAATGTGCTGGGCTTTGGAGACCAAGGTCGTTTTTGGGACATTGATAAAGACTGATTTGTGTTCGTAGACATTTCTTCTTTTCATGGTGGTGGGGGATACTTCCATGGACGTGGCCGAATCTCTGGGAGACCCCCGGATCTTCCCGATGAATGACCGAATACTTCTCATGCGTGAACTTGGAACGGAACTCGTGGCTGACCTAAAACTGGATGAACGCGACAACGTACTTGGAGCTGAATGATATGAAGTTGGAACGGAACTTGTGGCCGACTTGAAGCTGTTTGAACGCGACAATGTACTTGGAGCTGAATAGTATGAAGATGGAATGGAACTCGTAGCTGACTTGAAGCTATTTGAACTATGACGCGACAAAGAAGACATTTTTTTCCTTTACAGAACCATATATTTTTTTTCCAACTCGAGTAATTTTATCAAAAAAAAAATCGAGTATAGACTATAATGACCAAGAAGACGAAAGAAACAAAGACAAAGGTCCCTGGTAAAACCTCTAGCAAACCTAAAAATCCATGCGCCGATGTCAACACGTTTTTATCAACTATCGAAAAAAACCTCGCGAAAATGGTCAACACGGATATTATGTGCACGAAATTTGAGAAAGTAGTCAACGATGCTGCGAAAAAATACACTGCAAAAGAATCAAAAGCCTTGGTCAAAAAGGCCCAGGGGTTGGCCATGAAAGGTGTGAAATGTCGTGGGAAAGTCGTCACGAATATCTCTGATTTGCGTCGAAATATGTCCAGAATTCGGTGTAAAAAAGTCAATGGAAAAAACACGGTGTCTCAAGTTCAAGTCCAAGGCGAACAACCTATCCTTCCCAAAGGCTTTGTCATCCCTCGTTCTTGGGGAACCGAGTGGACTCCAGCATGGGCGAAATCAAATGGATGGATTAAACATCCATATTACGATTGGTTGATGCCTGTGAAGCCACCGACAAAACCCATCAAAATCGTCGATGATGTCCCGAGTTCTGACGAAGGTGATGACCCCGAAGAACCCCCGAAAAATCTGAGACCGAAACCTATTCCTGTACCCAACAAAGAAGACAAACCGGAGACCGAAGAACCCCCGAAAAATCTGAGACCGAAACCTACTCCGGTACCCAACAAAGAAGACAAACCGGAGACCAAAGAGCCAGATGCTGATGCCGAGCCAGATGTTGATGCCGAGCCAGATGCTGATGCCGAGCCAGATGCCAATGCCGAGCCAGATGCTGATGCCGAGCCAGATGCCAATGCCGAGCCAGATGCTGATGCTGCCGTTGACGAATCAAAACCTGCAGAAGAGAAGAAACCCGACCAAGCCAGCAAACTTTCCAGTTTGTTTTCCAACAAATGGTTTTGGATCGTTGGGTGCAGTTTGATGCTCCTCCTCGCGGTGTTGACGTGGTGGTGGCTCCGCAAAGCAGGTCCCAGTCAGGCTCTTGGTCAAGCCAGTATCGATCGGGCATTTGACACGTCTCGACCTCCTACGGATATAGGGTTCGATTATGATACTGGGAATGATATGCCATCGACGACAGATCTCATGAATGATTTGAATGGGGGACGTTCATCGCCTCGTAAATACAGATCGTAAGATCTCTCGGTAAAAATTCCAATGCCGCTACCAGGTATGCTTTTTCCGGAGTCATCGACATGATGGGGTGTACCGTTTGCATCAATGGCCATGCGACGCCCATATGGGTTTTATGGAAACGTCGTATGCGGTCCAAAGGTTCCTGGGCATACATTCCCATGATATATCGCGTCAGCATCGCGCTTCGAGCGCAATACAGAGAATACGAATCGACAAGACATCTCATCGAAGGAGACGTCATGACGAGTGCTGCAGTCCGAAGAGCACCCGTTATCACGTACCATTTCAACGTCACCGCATTTTCAAATATTGGACAGGGGAAAATGGTTACAATGACGGTATCTGAATACATGTAATACAATATGAAATTTAAATTTCGAGTTGACCGCGCATCATCTTCCCAAAGACATCGTGTATTTCATCGGCGCTGCTTTCCACGGCTTTGATTTCCTTTTGAGCAAATCCTTGAGTGCGCTCTTTTTCTTCGGTGCAGTTGGGACAAACACTTTTCTCTCGACGTGTACGCCTGCTACATCTTCTTTTTTCGTAATAATTTTACCTTTTGTGACTTTTGTGTACGATGATTTACGTTTTGCGCTTGGTTTGACAATGACATCTTTGGACGGTATCAATTTATGATGTTTTTTCGTGATGACCATCGGGATGACCTTGGACCTATGTTTTTCCGCATCTTCCTTTTTCCAAGAATCGCCCAATTTTTTAATGCTTTTCTGGAGTTTGACTTGATTTAACCGTTTTTCTGATTCTTGACGATTCCATGGGTTATTTATTTTTTTCACGGCCGGAGTATTCATAATGTTCGGTCGAGAAAAAAAGGTGTGTAGATTTTTGGGGGTTGAGGGGGTCCTTTAAGTAGTTCTGGCCGATTCTGAGATGCCTCTGAATGCCATTTGTGGGATACCTAGAACGAAACAACAACTGAGGATGCATAGACAGCATAGAACGCTGACGAAATACTTGAATTTATTCCAAATATTTTTGAAGAAATCTCCGATGGGAGACAATGCTTTATCTTTGATGGTATTTGGCAATCCCGTAACACCTTTTCCGACATTGGATGCCGTTTGGGATACTCCTTTTCCAGCTGAACTTGCAACATTCTTGATAGGTTTCAACGGATTCGGGATTGTAAACTCTTCGCGGTACGTCATTTCTGTTTCACATACATTTTTATTTCATCTTGGCGAACTCGGCTTTGGCATCGGTCATGAGGGTGGCGTATCCATTTTTGAATCCTGCACGTTTAAGAGCTGTATCGCGAGCTTTGCGCCATCCATCAAAGCCCCCGAGTTTTTGAGCGTCATAGATGGCTCGAATAGCTGCGGTGAACGCTTTGAAATTTGAAAATCCTCCTTTTTTCTTTAAAACGATATCTCTGGCTTTGGCGAATTTTTCCAAGCCAGTGGTGTTTCTTTTTACAGTAGGACGAGCTGTGGTCGTGGTCTTCTTGGGGGGCATTTGTGTATGCACGGAAAATATTTTGTTTTATTCTCCGAGGTTCCTGGTAGAAATGTTGACAGAGCTTCGACCGGTCGTCATCACCATGTGCGTGGGCTATTGGGATTTCCTGCGACTGAGCCTTCCACACACCTTGAAGTTTGCTTCGACGGTATACATCGCGACGACTTTCGATGAAGTTATACCATGGGACCTTCCAAGCTCCGTCAAAATCCATCGCACCGATGCCTTTTTTCAAGACGGTGCGGTCTTCAACAAAGCTGCTGTGACCAGAGAAGTTCAGAATCATGTGCACACGGCCCATCCCGACGACTGGGTTTTACTGTTGGATGCTGACGTCCTGGTACCCTCGGACAGCTGCTTTGGTGTTTCTGATAAAGAGTGTATGTATGGAATTACCAGACTGGATTACCCGACGCCTGATGATGTCCTCCATCACCGGGCAACCCCATATTTTTACCCTGGCGCTGGATATTTTCAACTGTATTTTGACAAAACCAAAGAATATCCTGGTTCGTCCTATGATTGTAGCGAGTGTGATATTTTGTTTTACAGAAGTTTTCCAAAGACCGAGTTGGTGGGCGGAGCGGTCAGTCACGTCGGACCTCATACGGTCAATTGGAAGGGTCGCGTATCTCCTGCATGGCCATCGACACTTTCTGCAGATGCGCTGCGAGAGATTCTATGACGTTGCCGAATGCTCGAGTCGACTCGTCTGAAGACCCTTGGATGATCACGGCAGCTGCGGCTGCTATTTTCGCATCATACGACGTTTTTCGAAGTTTGATCATGGTATCGATCCCGACGTCTGGTGGGATGCGTATTCCAGAGTGACACAAGATCGCGAGAAAAGCAAGAGGTGGGTACCGTTGTATTGGACGAAGCGATGCTGTGTATCTACATAAGATGTCGACGATTTCTGGCGTATGGGTATAGACATCTGCGAGTCGAGGCATCGTGAGAAACATCCGACACGTGTGTGGACATTCTGTGACGAGTTGTGCGAGATGTGTCATCGAGAAACCCAGAAGTTGGAGGACTTTTTGAAATGCTTCACACACGGTATCTGACTCGATATGTGCGAGATGACGTGTGACGTGCGAGATATCAAACGACCAATTTTCTAGGGGGTTGGATGTGATGAAGGCGCTGCACACGTATGCTTGTGTTTCGTTTGGTTGATTTAAGAGACATCGTATGACATGACCGACATCATCTCCTGCTATTTTATACGTGATACCGAGAGAGATGTCTTCGCGTAGAGCATTCCATGCTGTGCTCACGTTGAGGATCAGAGCTCGATACAGGATTCTTTGTGGATCTCGTGGTTCTGTATTGAATACGACATGACATATTTCAGACAACACATCGACTTCTTTGAGACGAGGACATGCGAGTTTATTCGTCACTAATCCTGTATGTGGATCGATGACGACACGTCGTGGGATTCCTCGTCCAAGAGGATCCAACAGTGATCTTAATTGCGTTTCCATTCTGACACCAACTGATTTAAAGAAACCATATCCCCCGATTGTTTTAAGTCTCTTCCGCCCATGGACTTTTCGAGCGTATACACTCAAGCCCTCGAAAAAACCAAGGTCGCTCGTCAAACTCGTGATGCTTTATTGGAAACTCCTGATCAATTCGTAGAAAAGGTTAAGCGTGCCAGATTGAGAATCATCGAATTGATATTGGAGAATGCAGAATCCGTGATACTTGCTGCTGCCGAACGTGGTGTTTTGACGGCAGACATTTACAAGTTTAACGGAAATGAGTTTCGCGATGACGTCTCGGTATTGTTTTTAATCCGTGGTCATCGTCCCGGTATGCCCTCGGTACCCGAAGGGACTCCTGGACCGATTCTCGATGAACTCCAGGAATGTATGAAACCTTTTGAAATTGTCCATGATTGGGACGGCATTTCAGAAGGAAATCGAATTTTAGCAAGATGGTCTGTCTAACATGTGTTCATTTTTTTAAATGTAAAATAACTAAATTATACAGCGGCGAGAGCAGCGGCTACGCGGGTCGAGCGTCTGGGTGCCTGGGTGGCAGCTTTACCTTTACCTTTACCCTTGCCTTTAGAGGCAGCAGCGGCTTTGGGAGCAGCAGCGGCTTTGGCACCAGATCTGGTCTGACGGGTAGTAGGAGCGGTAGCTTTACCTTTACCCTTGCCTTTAGCGGCTTTGGGAGCCTTGGATTTGGGGGTCTTGGCTTTAGGAACAGAAGCTTGAACGGAAGAAGTCTCGTTTACAATTTCAATGATCTTGGCGACAGCTTTGGCAGCTTTGGCTTTGGCAGCTTTGGCAGCAGCGGCCTTGGCTGCAGCAGTCTTACCCTTGGGAGCTTTAGCAGCGGCGGCCTTGGCTTTAGCGGCCTTGGCTTTAGCAGCAGCAGTGGCCTTGGCTTTAGCGGCCTTGGCTTTAGCAGCAGCAGTGACCTTGTCCTTGGAGGCGGTGCTCTTGGCGGCTCCGCGGACTGCGAGAGGGACGGAAGAACTGGCAGCAGCTTGTGCTTTCTTGGGGTTCTTCGCCTGGGGTTTAGGTGCAGTCCTCTTTTTGGTTCCTCCAGTCACTTTCTTGGTCTTTTTAGGAGCGACACCTTCGGCAATGACGGGGTGATCATATCCTCCGTGGATCACAAACTTGCGTTCTTTATCATAGGTCTCTCGAGTCTTGATGAAACGGACAGGTAAATCACCCTTTTTAACGACGTCTTTGTTTTTATAGACACCTGCCTTGGCGCATCTGTATGTGTTGAAGGTTTTACCCTTGTTCTTACCCTTCTTGACGGTCATGATGCTATGAATGAGTTCTTGACCGACTTCGCAACGTTTGTCGGCACCCTTGGCGATAATGCAACGTCCAGACTTGACCTTTTTGGTAGGGACTTCTTTTCCAGGGTTATCTTTCTTCCATTGTTTCCAGTAGGTCGTGGGGTTTTCTCCTTTGGGAACTTTAGGGACGGTATAGGTAATATCCTTGTATATCTGGGTGTGAGGATCGCAAGACTCTTTACGAGTGCGTACGCGATCTAACATGGCACGACCACCTGCACGTAAGCAGCGAGGTTGACCGGAACCGGAGGTGTACGTGGGGTTGGCAACCATCTCGATCATCTTGGTACGAGCGGGCTTGGTCTTGGTGGCTTTGTACTTGATGACGCGAGGTAAGCAAATACCTACAGAGGTAAGAGCTGTGCTGTCAGGGAAGACGCAACGTCCATCCAAGGACCTGATGCGGGACTTTCCATGGAGAGGAGCGCAGGGGGCAAGTTCCCTCAATGCCTTGATTTCCTTTTTGGTGATTGGTACGGGATCTGCTTTCTTGGTACGTGGTGCCATGATACTGACAGACTGAGAAAAAAAAAATAGACGCATGGTAAAAAGGAACCTGCATGGAATCGTATATGATTGTGCAAATGATTCACCTTGGGTTTATTGCATGGATGATCTATGCCCCATTCTCTGGGATCGATGAATTCCTTGTATTGCATGCAGTCGTGTGTCCATTTTTGATGTTACATTGGGTGACGAATGCAGATGGATGTGTGTTGACCTTGATGGAAAAACATCTTCGTGGATTGGAGAATGATGGTGAAAGTTTCATTCATAAGATTGTCGCTCCCTTGTACGTGATCGAAGATTCGACGTTGAAACAAATCGTGTTTGCTGCGACGCTGGGTCTTTGGTTGGTTTCCTTGAAACAACTCGACGTCCAAAAAATCAAAGATATGTTTTTGGTTAAGAAAACCGAAACCGACAAGGACGCACCATAGTCAACGATGGTCCTTTCGAAGAGTACAAGTGTGCATCCAGACGTCTTTTCTTATCGTGATGTTGTCGTTCTTGGTCTCTATGATCATGACAATACCCAACCAACGTCCTTTTTTTACACGGGACTCCATGTTTCGTGTGTCCTTGGCATTGTCCAGGTTGTGTCATGTGTCCTTGCATGATTCTCGAGACGGTTGGGTGTTTCAAATGCATCAAAAAATCGAAAGACATTCCGGTTTTTTGACTCACGAGAAGAGAAAATTCATCGAGAGTTTGATCGATCATCACTTTGGCCGCATCATCTGCTCGTAAACCAAAGGCAGCGACGTGTCCCAAGACTTGTGTCAAATAGTCCACCATGTGTTTTTTTTTTGTTGGTTTGGGAAAATGCGAGTCTTTAAGCTCTTTGGATCGAGCTGGGTAGCGTATTAAAACATTTGAGATTGCTGCATCATCGACGGTCTGTACCCTCCGCCAGAACCCATACCAAAGCTGTTAATCACGAACAACATAATGAATATAAATACTCCAAGGACGAATCCGAACCCTGCATACATGGCAATTTTACCGATTTTATTATCGGGAACTGGGTACGAATTATCACATGACTTTTTACGAGCTGCTGCAGTGGTGCCCTTAGGGATATTTTTCATACAGGTGGTGTTTACGTTTTTCATCGCACTGGTAATACCGGTTTTGTAAGCACCGTATCCAGAAAGACCAGCGCCAACGAGACCTCCGAGAACGAGAGCGACATCTTGAGCAGAAATTCCAAACGACATTACACTTGGGAAAGATATTTTTTTTCAAACGTACTCACCATTCCGTTCGACACATGGGACATCGTGCCTCTTGTAAACGAGATTCTGCGGTAGCAATACATGTATCTTTGCATTTACGGTGCATCTTTTGTTTGCAACACTCGGTCTCGGTCATCCATCGACTGCATCCTTCTTCATGACATATCGGACAAAAAATACCTGTCGTTTCATCTGGATTTCGCGTCAATTCACAATAATAACACATCGACTGTTTGTCTTTGATGAGATACTCTCCGCATGGACAAATACACCATAAATCCACGAGATTTAAGAATTCAAGAGCCCGTTCGAGATTTTCTGTATCACTTTCTAGAAATGAATATTCTTCGATGACGATGACACCACATTCGTCTTCGATAATGTCGACCTCATTTCTCAACGCTTTCCCGACTGTTGGAACTTCTTCTTCTGCGACGACGCTCACGTCAAAACCCAGGCTGTCTTTGGCGTCTGCATCGGATGGATCATTCCGTATCATGATACGCAATCCACCAGATGTCCGGAATGCAATATTGTCATTGGCTTCCCGGAGTCTGATGAGCATTTTGAGAAACGCATCTTTGGACGTGATCAAAGTCATTATCCTTTTCTGGGACTTATTTTCAAATCTTTAAGTGTGTTACATGGTTGCTTGATTATTCATCATCGCTTTCTTCATCGTCCGTGTGACTGACTTGAATAATCGAGTACACTTTCGAGATACACGCTGTGGGAAGACCGCGATGGAAAATTGATAATCCTTTTTTACAGAGACGGAAAAACTTTCTGGCATCCATGCTGATATCTTTATCGTATTCACCATCTTCCATGTAGACACCATCACCGAGCTCGGCCAGGTACTTTTCGATCGTCTCATCGATAGAGTCCTCTGTAATGTACCTGTAGTTGAGCTCGATTTCATCATCAGATGTATAATGAGCATATACGATAAGTCTGACCGCCATTTTCAAGGTCTTTTTCTCGAAAATGAAGAATGTTTGGTGTCATGTCATATTACGTATTTTATGGATGACATCATCGATTTCTGCTCTGGTAAAATACTCGAAATCGTCCGGTTTTCTCGTGAAATTTTTGACACTCGGCGGTTCGTGATGTTGAACAAGTCGACACCAACTTCCTCCTCGAACATTTTCAAACCCAAATTTGTCGGCATATTCCGTGTATTTATAGGTCTCATCCTCTGGTTTCGAATTCCTGGAAATTTCGATGACGCGGATGGGGGGACCGTATTCTTTGACCCAGAGCGCGCTGCTTGGGGAACACGCGAAATGATCCGCCAATCGGGTATAAATATTGTCTGTGGACCCCACGTAGATCTTGCCTTGTTGGAGCAACAACACGTACGTAAAGTACCGACCTGACGGGTTATCTTTGACGTCCAGGTACATTTTTCTGATGACGGCTGCCAAGACCGCCGCCTCGTACAGCAGCATCATGTCTACATGGTGACCGGACATTTGTCTTTTGGGACTCGTGTCATCCTTTAAATAGATTACATGACAATCGTAATGGACTTAAAAGACTGGGTCCTCGGAGAAAAGTATATGACCACCGGACTGACCAGGACACAATGTCTCGCCCTAGCCATCCGGCAATCATCGTCGACCCTAGATACAGATCCCGTCCAGAACACAACGTCTAATGGGATTTGGTGCTGGCATTGTTGTCACTCGTTTCCAGGAGACCCGATCCCTTTACCTATCGCCTATGATGACCGTACTCAAAAATGGAAAACCATGGGAAGTTTTTGTTCCTGGAATTGTGCCAAAGGGTTCAACACGGATTCACATCGGCATAATGGCGTACGTGGTATGTTGTTGACATTGTTGCGAAAACGAACGACTGGAAAACTCGAACATATCGTGCCTGCTCCACCGAGATGTTGTCTCAAAGTATTTGGAGGGACGATGACCATCGACGAATTTCGAGAGAAATCGATCAATGATATTATCGTCTCCAAATTACCTCCAAAGATGATACCTTTGGAAACTATTATTCACGAAAGAAAAGTGAATGCCAAGCGACAATCCGACATACCCGGTCCCGATTTGGAACAGTCGGTGGATCTCTCGCTTACCACGCAGAAAAATGAAGCGTTCCGTCTGAAACGTCCTCGTCCGATGCCAAGTTCATCAGACGTCTTGGCTCGAACCATGGGACTCGAATTCTTTGGGAAAAATTAGCAATTCTTTGGGAAAAATTAGCAATTCTTTGGGAAAAATTAGCAATTCTTTGGGAAAAATTAGCAATTCTTTGGGAAAAATTAACAAGAAAAATCCTTGGTAATGCGGGTGCTTACACCTGCAGGGCGGAATGGTTCGACGCGCTGGCATGTAGGAGGTGCAAAGGCCGTGAAGTAGGCAGATGTGCACTGGACAGAATATGCATATTTATTGCGGCCTTTGTCGGCAGTAGAGCAAAAGGACGTCCATGGGGATTGTCCTTGCTGGAAAGCCGAGCATCCTTTGAGTTCCATCGCCGGTCTGGTGGATCCACGTAAAACCTGGCGATTTCCGTTTCTAAGTTCGGTATTATCTTCGACGTACTTGAGATCACCATTTCCGAGCTGGAACCGACCTGGTCCAACCATTTGCATGCTTGGCCTGATGTCTCCGCGTTGTTTGGTTAAACCAACACCGACACGCATTTTTTTGGTCGATGTGTGGTTCCCACCTTCGCCCCAATGGCACGTGTATGGGAGTTCCTTCTTGGGACAGACACCAGTCGGTTGAAATGTCGACAAGTACGAAAAAGGCTTTTCGGATGTGGTGGATCTGAGGTCGACATATTCTCCATCACGGATACCTGCTTGCGCTCCGAGAAACTGCGCCATTATTGTGTATTAAGAGATTTTTTTTCCAGGAGACTTTCGCATTCTCCTCGTTTTCTGCATCGTAAGACATTGTTGCCCAGGGTATGTCCGCAAAACGTGGTTTCTTTGGTATCGAAATCTTCGTATTCGTACAATCCCAGGGAATCAGCGACTTCCAAAAACCACCTGAAATTCAGCCAAAATTCTGGTTTGTGTCCGTACGTATCGGTCGCGACGTGGGCAATTTCGTGTAATAAAACATACATGCTCGTATTTACAGATTCCAGGTCACCTTTGGGGCTTTTCACACAGACGTGGACGTCTTGTTTGTTCATCGAGTAGGCAATCTCGCTTTTATCGGACACTTCCGCCAGGGTCCCATTCCATCGTGCTCTGACCGCAGCGATTCGAGGATCTCCGGGGTACGTATCGTCCGCTTTTTCCAATAAAGTATTCAAATTTTCTGTCAAGAGATCAAGACGATCCGCGACGGCATGTTGTCCTGGACCTCGTTTGACGTAAAATAATTTTCCAGAGCTGCTTGTTTGCCAGGTCATATGTGCCCATTGTGTAATAAACCATACCATAAACAGGAAAATCGAGATGTTGATGATAAATTTCATCATGGTTTTATATCAACATCCAGAGAAGTTTTTTTACATTTTTTGCATGGAGATCCGAACTTATTATTTTGCGAACAAAGATACGAGTATGGTCAAAATAATGGCATAATGAACCATAGACGATGGAGGGTAAGAGCTCGAGTAGATTGAGTAAATGAGGAACAAAGACAATGCGGTCATGAAGGCCAAACGTTTAGCCAACCAAGAGGCAGGAGGGAGGGTCTCGTCGGATGTGGACATGGGTACCATTGTATATGAGAAAAAAATCATTACGTCCAGGTATCATCGAATGCTCGGAGTCGATCTTGAGCTTTCCCCGCACCAAAGGAGAGCTTGACGTCAGGGAATCTGGAGGTCACATCTGTCAGAGCGTGTGCCATGGATTCATCGACTTCTTCGATGCCTTGGACCAGACGTTTCTCGAGATGCATATCATTCGGCAGCCATAACCGCAAAGCATGGAATTCTTTCTGCATTCGTTGTCGTGCATGTGTCATTTGTTTCACGACATGTTCTGGATTCGTTTCGAATAAAAAACTGGATTGGTACAACCTCGAAAATTCTCTGATGGCCGCGATGCCTTTGTCGTATGTTGATGGATCGTATTGACGAGTTCCTCGGAACCTGGCAACGGATATCCTCGGTTCATATGGAACATCTAAACTCAAGTAATCATTCGGATCATTCAAACGTTGTATAAAACGAAACACAAAGTAAAAGATGATCACAAGAATCGGAAGAAGAATCATTTTATAGTATCCATGAGAATTTATCCGGACGAAAATGCGAGACCAGCCAAACCCTGGGCATACCTCAGCAAGTTATACCCGAGGGCATACACTTTGATTTTGCCTCCGTTGACATCGATGTTTGGACTCAACGTCACGTTCAGACTCGCTTGTTCCAGTCGACTAAAGTTGCATGCGCCTGTAGGATTCTTCGATTCCGGTTCCAACCCGAAATTATAACACAGCACGTGTTTGGTGGGAACTCGGGTGTGGTGTTGATACGGTTGGACTTGACGGAAATATTGGCCGGGTCGAGGTGGCATGCGTTCCGTTCCATTGAGCGTCAACCTCACGTTTTCAAAAGCATCAGCCGACGTATCTGAAGCCATTTGGTAATTGAAAATATCATTTCCATTGACGGCATCGCGTTGGTACCGTTGCCATCCTTGGTAGACGAAAATGAGTTCTTTGATGGGATGATTGAGTCCATCCAAAGGAATTTTCTTGATCATCCCTGGATCTCCTGGTGCAATCGTGTAATCTCCCAGGTACTGAATTTGCGTGATGAGTTGTTCGTGTTCCATCGCACTCATACGACGACGTTCTTCTGTATCGAGGTACACCATATCGACGTACAATTGACAATTCGTCATCGCGATAGGCATCCCGTCTGGTCCAATGAGTTGACTGACGGGAGCATTACATTTGACCAAATCCAGAGCGTCCCTGAAATTAATGTTGATCCGTGATTCGTGATATTGCAATGCCACGATCGGGATGCTTTGTGATGGAGACGAACAAAAACTGAATAATAACGGTATAAAGTAGGTTTTGGATTTCCCAGTGGATTTAGATTCGTTTGTAATGTCATAGTCATCGTATTTCCCCACCATCGCATTGAATCCTGCCCGTTTTTCTTCACGTTCAGTCAATTCCGACCAGACATCGAAAAACTCGGGGTTGGGGATTCTGTCAATACGATTGCCACCGATATCCCATTCCACGCTTTCGATCAACGCATGCCCGATGGAATTACACCATTTGAGGTTGAGAACGGTACGTGCCACCGAGTCATCAGATTCATTTTGGTAGCTGGAATCGCATGCCGTCGCAGTAATGCTTGTGACCGTCGTAAATGGAGTTGCCCAGGCAGTTCTGGGGATGGTCACGTCAGTATACAATCCACCTCCGACGGCCGCCAAGGTATTATTGACGTTTGTCGTGGTCATGACGTACGTCGAGGTCCCGGCGATTTTGACTTTGAAATGGGCCCACCCAGATCCTCCAGAGGGTTTGACCAGTCTCAATTTGACGTTGTCTCCTTCGATGTACGCCCTGGAAATCAAGACTTGGTTGGAGGTCGCGGTCATTGTGCTGGTATGGAAATCTGCCAAGTCAGGCAACGTGATTTGAAGCCAGGCTCGATGGGCCATGTCGGGCCCCTTGGTGATGGGTGCCGTGACTTTGGCCCCGAAATTCGGTTGACCACCACTGAATGGCATTTCAACACTTTCCATCGCAAATGCTGTTGATCTCCTCCACACTTGTTTGAAAAACGTGACTTGTGGATCCGCGTGAAGGTAGGTGCTGGCCGATCCGTAGGCGGACAATTGCAAGAGTCCTCCTGGCATTTGAAGTTTGAAGCAGAAAAAAAAATTGTGATTCGAACACTAGATGGACGACGTGCAATATGCATTACAAAAAGGATCTGCCGTCGAGCAATCATTTTTGTTTGTGATCGATTCATCGATGCGTGATGTCTCCAGTTACCCCACACCTTCGGACTATTACATTCCTTTTCCACAACCGTTTCGCAATGTCTTTGCGGTCGATATCGTGGATGCGACGATTCCTCGGACTGAGTACAGTATAGACATTCACAACAACACGTTTGTATACGCCCCTGGTCTTCAGACATCATACGATTCCGCACAACTCTCCGGAAGTTTGGTGACTGTGACCTTACGTCCGGGTGATTACAATACGGTTCAATTGGTGAATGCGATGAATGATCTTTTAGGAACCGCAGCGTCAGCAAAAGATCATGTCCCTTTACAGTTTGAAACAGTGACAGATCCTGCAGATATCACAAATTGTATACGGCTCATCAGATCCGAACCATTTACGATATTTATGAAACAATCCACCATGCGAGGAGCCATCGGGTTTGGGAATCCTGCGTCGACCCCTGGAGCCACCGTCGGGTGGGATTCCAAGGTCTTGTATGCCACCGATGCAAAAATCGCCAACGAAATTTTCCAGAGCGTGGCAATCACCGATATCGCACCGACGCTCACGTATGCCGGTCCTGTTCCAGTCGAATTGATCGAGTATACCCTGGCCACTCCAGTTCGTCAAACGTTTACTGCGACGACGTCTGGATTGTTAGATTCGGTGATTATCAAAGGGACGACGACATCTTCTCAGGTTGTCACCGTGAGTGTATCCGAAAATGGAACGGTTCTCGATACGTCGACTGTGACTGCAACAACAGCATCTGGTCAATGGACCGCGAGCTTTGATGCCGTCGAAATACTCGTGGGAAACGTGTATGTTGTCTCGATCTCAGGCAACGTCAAAGTGTACAAGGCCGAAATGTTTTCTGATGATCTTGCGAATCAAATCGAAGTGTACACGAATGGTCAGTGGACGGTCAATTCGACGTTCGAAGGGTTGTGTTGTGATCTCAGCGTCGCGGTATCTGGGTACAAAATCGAGGCTCCAGGACAATGTAATTTGACCGGGGAACGGTATGTTTTGATCAAAAGCCCGGATGTCGAGCAATACATGCACCGAGACTTGGCGGCATCGTTCGATCACATGGCTCCTGGACTCGGGTTGGTCAAACTCGGTGGTTTGGGGTTGCGCGAAGAGAGATTCAACTTTTTAGCCTATGCCACCAGGAAATTCCATCCCATCGGCAAGTTTAAAGGCATGCGTATTCGTTTGGAAACGTCGAGTGGACGATTATACAATGCTCATGGATGTAATCATACGTTGCTGGTGTGTGTGAAAATGTATGGTCCTGGACAAATGACTGTCATTCCTCGTGATTTGTATCCAGGGTACACCCCAGATCCGCAGCAAGCCTTCCTTAAAAAACTCGAGCGAGAACGATGTTGAAGATACATGAACTAAATACACACATGACTGGCAACAACAGCAATGGAAACGGGAGCTGAAATAAATATTTTCTTTGTATATGAAATGTATCTTACCATTGTTGCCATCCTTCTTGCATTGTTTTTTGTGACAATGAATATCACCAGAGAATCATTTACGTCAGAGGAAAAGAAAACATGCCGCACCATGGCTAAAAAATCCGAATGGAAAAACTATAAATGGCAACCGCGTCAACAGTTTGGTAATGAATGGGCGTGCCCCCCTGGCTGGGAAGATACCAAGTGCAACTGGGGCATGGGCAAAGAATTCGAGAACAGACAATGCCGCCGTGCCAATAAACATTATGGCGGAAAAGAATGCCTAATGGATTGGGATTGTGTCAAGGGTGAAGAATGCAATTTATGGTTTAATGACAAAGGTGTAACACGTCCCAAATGCGTTCCAATCCCTTCCTGTAGGTGGTGTGACTCTTGATTTCGCATTGTCCGTTAGATCAAGAATGTGATATTTGGAGTTGACACAAACAAAATGCGTTTAGAAATAATGATTGTATACCGGATATGTCTTTTCAGGTACTCTGTGTTCGCAGGTGCACCGTAGTTTTTTAATAAGAGGATCACCCAATTGAAGAGACTTAAAGAAATCCCAGACACAAATGACAAAAATCATGGACGGATTCAAAGATATCCTCAAATTTCAATTGCTGTCTTCTGGAAACAACAGCAATGGAAATGGGAGCGGGAATATGTACGGCTTTGTTATCGTGATGATGATCGAAGAATTCCTCAAACTCCTTCCGAAACTTTTGGAGATGATCAAGACGTACTTTGCCGCCAAAACCCAATCGACCCTCCGGAAATTGGATTTTGCAGTAAATGAATGCAGTTTAATCATCGAGTATGCATGTGATCCAAAGACTGGGACGAACGATACGATTGCCGAAGCGGTCTTGCATCAAATCACGTTGTCAACGGGCGTGACGGATTTACGGTATGTGGTCGGACGGTATTTGGTCAATTTCGAAAACCCCTTTGACGTCGCGCCAGGTATCCAGTGTAAAATTCTGGGAGTCGCCGTGATTACTGAGAAGAACGAATTCAAAGTCAAAATCAAACTGTTCAGCTCGACAAAATCCGTCGAAGAATTACGTCGGTTTGTGAATACGTGTCACGAAACGTATACATCCGAATTACGTAATAAGTTGGGCGATAAGATGTACATGTTTGACCAGGGAGTTTCCGAACAATCTGGCCGAATGGATCTCGATACAAATGGAAAACCTTTGGTGAAACGCAATGGCAAGCTTCAATTCACCAAACACCTTTTTACGACCACGCGGACGTTGGACAATATCTTTTTCGAGCAACGCGATGCCGTGAAAGCGCGGGTCGACTTTTTCTTGAATCATCCCGAATGGTATGCGGCCAAAGGTATTCCGTATACGCTCGGGTTGTTATTACATGGAACGCCAGGGTGTGGGAAAACATCAACCATCAAAGCGATTGCGGCCGTGGCCAAACGACACATCATCAACGTCACCATGTCGACCATCACCACCAAACAACAATTGGTCCAGCTTTTTTATGAAGATACGATTCATGTGGTATCCAAAGATGGGATTTCGTCACCAGAAGCGTTCTCGATTCCCATCAATAAACGGATGTATGTTCTCGAAGATATCGATTGCATGTCGGATATTGTCTTGGAGAGGTCTTTGGATACCGAACGATCTACTACTCAAGATTTGACGTTGTCGGATTTATTGAATGTGTTGGATGGTGTTCTTGAAACGCCAGGTCGGATCTTGATCATGACCTCGAATTACCCGGAACGGCTGGATAAAGCGTTGATTCGTCCTGGCCGCGTGGACCTCATGATCAATTTCAAGAAAGCATCTCGTATGATAATTGTGGAAATGTACGAATCCTTTTTTGATGCCGAGTTTCCATTGGAAGATATCGAAAAACTCCCGGACGAAGTGTTGTCTCCCGCAGAAGTCGGTGCGGTGTTGTTTCGGTACTTTAGCGATCCCACCGGAGCCATCGAGGCCTTGTTGAACACAACCGCATGCGAGGACAATATCAAAAATCCTGAAAATCTTGAAGACATAAAAAACGACCTTGAAGACCCTGAAAATGAAAACCCAGGAACGCCTCCCGAAGAGGAACGTGCTGTTGTTGTTGTGGAACAAAAAGTCGATACGAGTTTCATCCAACCTCCGTCCTGGAGACCTGAGGTCCAGAAAGCGATCGAGGAGAATCCAGCGTGGAAAACCAACGTCCCCCGGGTGAGCAGGTACCACGCAATACACGACGTGGACTGGGCATGTGTGACCGATGGATACGATGGTACGTTGGTTGGTGTCGTTACAAAAAAAGATATCGCACACAAGAGACCAACTGACAAGTTTTTTCAAGATATCATGAAACCGGCTGATTATTTGTCGACGTATACGGCATCACAACCCACATTGGCTTCGGAGTTTATGGCCAATTTACCACACAGGTATTTCCCGGTGGTCTACCATCTCCATAAACTGATCGCGTACATCGACAAGGACTGGTACCCGAAGTATTCACACGCAAAGAACTCCACGGAGATCGCCCAAGAAACCGAGATCAAACCCCCGGAACGTATGGCAACGCAACAAAACATCCTCGATGAACACCCTTTGCTCAAAACGCCGGTGCCCATGGTGTACCAACACTCGAAGATACACGACATCGACTGGGCATGCGTGACAAATACCGGAGGGAGGATTCTCGGGATTGTTTCCAGAAAAGACATTGCGAATAAAAAAGAGACGGACTCGACCTTTCACGATATCATGAAACCAGCGGATTGTGTATGGGTGAACCAGGGTCATTTGACAGACGAAGACATCGCCAAGGTCTTGTCAAAGTTTCCACACAGATTCTTCCCTGTCGCCGAGAGAGCTGCTGTGCCATTTGCGTTTGTCGACAGGGTATCGTACAATGTCCCGTACAAAGGGAATGATACAAAAAGTGAATGGGATGCTTTTGAACCTGGAGACGAGTATGCTGCTTTTTAGATGCGTTTATAAAATTATTTCTCATGTGTATACAAAAATGGATTGGGCCGATTCTTCAAAGCCCAGGAAACTAATTAAGAAAGCGCTTGAAAATCCAGCGTTTTTACAATCATTTTATTCTCTGAAAAATGTAAAAGAAGGATCTGTCTATGGAACATTTGATGCATGGGCAAAGAGACGGAAGATGTCAAAATATACTCGAGATGCACTCAAGGGACAATTAGATATCCGACGTGCTGACGAATTCAAAGCTGCGATATCTAAATGTATCACCTGGTTGACACATCGAAGACTGAAAAAATATTCGATGATCGTGGAAATATCACCGGCTACGGCGAAATCCAGTACATGGCTCGCTGGACCTGTGATTGCGGGATTGAAAAGTCATAAAATCCGTGCTCCATACAATATCATTCCATTTACCAGCGGTCGACTCTTATCTCCGAGTGCCGTCAAAGAAGCATTGGATGCTGGAATCACGACGTTTGTTCACGTAGATGATGCGGTATATAGCGGTTCACAAAAAGGGATTTTGGCACGTCAATTAACGACTATACTCCGTACACGTCAAATCAAACATGCCCGTTTATTGATTGGTGTGGCATATACCACTGATTTAGGACGTCGGTATATCAGTCGTCTTACAAAAGCTCCGTTGAAACTCGAATTCTTCGCGGCACATACCATCCGGACCAGAAAATTGCCATGGGTGAGTCGTGTCGAACTCATGTTGCGTGGCGATAAAAACATCTCCGTCGGTGGTCCAGCGATGACCGTGTTACCTCACAAAATGCCAAATTCCGTGAGTTTCGGACCTGCCAGTTTATCTAAAAATTTACAGAGTCACATCCAGAAACCTGTATACAAAAAATTTTACTTGCCATCTACGTAATGCGCCCTGGTTTTGAAGACACGACAGGTTTTCTTACTTTTCCTCCGATGACTCCAAACACATTTCCTCGTTTCGAGACATATATTGGTCCTGACTTCGGTTTCCATCTTGTAGCCGTCTGTGATTGAATCGAGTGGTTTAACGATTTTCGGCTTCTGCGTGGAGAGCGTGCTCGATAAAATCTATCACCTGTTGGATGGAAAAAACCCAATTCATGCACTGAGACTCTTGTGTCTATATGGATGATACCAGGGGTCTTGATCCGCATACGTGGACGTCTCCAATGGATGGATGGATCTCCCCTTGGATCTCCCCTTGCATCTTCATCTTCATCTACATCTTCGTCATAACCAACTCCCCAGCTCAAGACAAACGCTCTTGTCAAGCCAAGCTTCTGACTCACAGTATGATATAAACTCATGATGGTTGTGATTCTTGGTAATGTCACAAACACAGGTCGTTTATCGGATGAAGTAAAGATGATTTTGACGTTCAAAGTTGTATTCGATGATGGATGCATTCGTGAATGGTATTTTTTGGATTGTTGATATGCAGCTTGGAGATTTTGAAACCCTTGGGTCGTACCACCTTTGTTTGGATGCATACGAAGTGCCAAGGTCCTGTATTTTTTTGTTATGGTATTCATCGTATCAGTCGAGGTGACTCCGAGAACTTTTTGCCAATTCTGCATGATGGTTGCATAGAAAAAAAAATGACCCGTCATAATCGAGAATTTATTTTATTTCCTGAAAAGAATGAATGCGCAGCAACTGTCCTTGCGCAAATTTGAAATTTCCAAAACAGATGATCGACGGGTTTTCGTCTTGATTTCCAAACGTAACACTGGTAAATCCGTATTGACCGCCGATATTTTGTTCCATAAACGCAGCATTCCAATGGGGATTTTAATGAGCGCGACCGAAGAAGCTACGGGATTTTTCCAAGACGTCGCTGGGATCCCGGATACGTATATCTACAGCGAATGGAATCCCGACGCTATTGACACGATTATCGAAAAACAGAAGAAGCTCGCCAAAGCTGGGAAATTACGAAACTGTTTTGTGGTTCTCGATGATCTCGCGTTCGATAAACAACTGTTCAATTCCAAACAAATGCGTCAATTGATGATGAATGGACGTCATTATGGTATTTGTTTGATTATTACCGCGCAGTTCATGGGTGACCTTCCGGTGGCGTTTCGATCAAATGTCGATTACGTGATGGTCGGACGAACGCCCGGTATCCAGGATCGTGAGAGACTCTGGAAGAATTTCTTCGGGGCGATCCCGACCTTTCACATGTTTAACGCCATCATGGATAATACGACGGAAGACTACCATGTTTTGGTGCTGGACAATACCGTGCAATCCAATAAACTGGAGGATTCGATCTTTTGGTATAAAGCTCCGATGCGCGGTCCAAACCAGAACAATTTCCAAGTCGGGTGTCGGGCATACCACCAATTCGCCCAGCGTCGAGGTATTCGGGAGGATCCACCTGACGAATCCGATGTCAAACCGAGCGGTATGGTGGTCAACTCGAGAAAACCCAGGGTGGTTGTCAAACGATTGGGAGCAAAATAAATTTATGTTCATACACTCATGGCGACATATAAAGAGAGATTTATCTTGTCTTTTACACGTACGATTCATAATGATCCATACATGGGTTTGAGTTTACATGTGACACAAATCAATCCCAGGTATATTCGATCGAAAATTACCCTGGTATCACACACAGGACCTGTTAACATTTATTTCGAGCCAGTTCATCAATATCCGGCTGCACATGATTATTTAACATTTCGGATATTCGGATACTCGAGAGGAAACCCGGTCAGATATTCTTATACTGCATTGGAGGGCGCATTGAGACAGATTATCGAACCTTCTAAAAGATTCTATTCGATCACGATCAAAGAATTCTATGACGGAGGACGTGTAAATTATCTTGATGGTTATGACATTGCTTATAACGGATCAGTTCATCGAACCGGGGACACGTCATCGGATAATTCAATACCGCTTTCCCATCCTGATTGGGTGTCAGAAACATCGGTTCATTCGGGCTCGATTCCAGAGAGTGCGTTCCAAATGCCAGGGTACCGAGCGCCGTCCATTGAGAAATCGCATTTTAGGTCGTCTGTTAAAACCGGGAGTCGGTCTTTAAGGTCACAAAATTACACGGGCAGCGGCAGCAAACGTAAGTTACGTAACGGTATTTTACAGATTGAACTCGAAAATACCGCCTCTTCAAAACCTCATACAATGGTCTACGTCAAAAACGATCCGACAAAACTGTTGGCGCCGATGGAATCATGGAAACGACTTCCTGGACAACTCCATCCGTTGACGCGTCAACATCTGGGACACTCGGACCTTCGAAAAGTCAAGACCATTGGGAAAATCATAAAGAAGAAGAAATAAAAATTTCTAAAGTGAAAAGTATGGTTCAGACCAGGCTCTCTGCGGAGTATAGACATCGATATATGCAATCGTTACTTGGTATAATACATCGTATGATTCAAAGTAATCACAGTAAATTTTATGTGCAGATTCAACATGATCATGATGATGCTCGTGATGGTACACATAGAATATTTTTTCAGAAACGTAGATATCCAAGACGGTCTGGGTCATTTGTGACATTTTCGATCGAGAATGCATACAGTGATCTAGCAGAGTTTGAAATTGACTATGGAATTGAATACGACTATTCTCCAAGCAAGTTTACAGAGGTCTTTGATCGACACATTAAGATTCCAAAATACGATAATAGTATAAATATATATAGATTCGTCAATGGGGTCGAAGTTTATATTACTTATATTCATAATACCTTGTATAAATACCAGTTAAGACCAGATGGTTCGCTACAACCGTACCATTATGGACGGTATGGATGGGAAAGTGGAAGTGAGAGCAACACATCTTCAGGATACACAACATCATCTGGGTTGGCATCGACACTTTCCGGATCGACGTCTTCCGGTGCATTCGATATGCCAGCGTACCGAGCACCATCCATCGAAAAATCGCATTTTAGGTCCAGTGTCAAAACCGGGAGTCGTTCTCTCCATTCGAGCAATTATACCGGCAGCGGTAGTCATAAAAAATTGAGAAATGGTATTTTACAGACTGAACTCGAAAATACCGCGTCTTCAAAACCTCATACAATGGTCTACGTCAAAAACGATCCGACAAAACTGTTGGCACCGCTGGAATCATGGAAACGACTCCCTGGACAACTCCATCCGTTGACGCGTCAACCTTTGGGACACACGAACCTCCGAAAAGTCAAGACCATCGGAAAAATCATGAAGAAGAAGAAATAAAATATCCACGTATATAAATGACCTATAAAAGAACATTGATCGAAAACGTGTTGGATGTCATCGGTGCGCTTTTTGATGGGGTATGGGAAGAACATCATCATCATCACGGTATGTTTCATGGCACATATCACCGTTTACCTGAAACAGTAGTATCTTATGAAATCGAGCTCGTTCCGAATGGTGGTCTTCCAAACGTAAAGATCGTATTGGAACCACGAAGATTTCAGTCTACGAGACGTAGTGATACATTCACGTTCAGGATAAATAGAGGAAGAACGTATGTTTTGGATGACGAACGTGTTTTCAAAGAAAGACTTAGACGTGCCCTCGGTCCGTACCACACATTCCATTCTGTCGGGGCGAAAGAAACATACTCTGATGACGAATATTATTCTGAATTCTTGATCGATGCGGATGGGAATATACACGCTTCTAATGTGTCATCATCTCGATCTCTGTTTATGTCTACTGGAATTCCTACGGGAAGTCGTTCGTTGAAATCAAAAGATTATACGGTATCCGGAAGCCAACGTAAATTGAGAAATGGCATCTTACAAATGGCTTTGGAAGATACAGCGTCTTCGAAAATGGTGTATGTCAAAAACGACCCGACAGATATCGTCGCACCATTGGACACGTGGAAAAAACTCGAGGGTCAACGTCACCCATTGACTCGAAAGAAATTAGGAGCTTCGGATTTACGTAAAGTCAAAACCATTGGGAAAATCATCAAGAAGAAAAAATAAAATATTTTGATACGGTACTAGTATATGATGTACAAAGAGAGATTCATTTCTACTTTCCATGATCTCGTCATCGAACCCATACTCAGGGACTTGACCACTCGTTGGATGATGCGTAGATCATTCACTTCAAACTCGAATGGCACAAGGGAAATCGAATTAGTCTCTCATGGTCATCCAAACATTGTCATGATAATCAAACCCAGGACTACGCACTCTCCTGTTACATTTCAGATCGGGACAGGACCACGACATCCAATGTCGGATATTTTGTCACAGCTTCAGCGAGTTATACCTGTAGGTCGCATATTCTCCGATGTTTTGGTGATTTCGGCGACCACTACCCACGTATATGATGTAGACTCTGATGGAACACTTTTTTACGGCATAAATGCACCATCGAGTCCATCAACTCGGGTACGTGGATCAACACCGACTCATTCAGGCTCGATTCCAGAGAATGCATTCGATATGCCAGCGTACCGCGCACCATCCATCGAGAAATCACATTTTAGGTCATCTGTCAAAACCGGGAGTCGGTCTTTAAGGTCACAAAATTATACCGGCAGCGGCAGTCATCGTCAACTAAGAAATGGTATTTTACAAACTGAACTCGAAAATACGGCATCATCGCATCCCAAAATGGTCTACGTCAAAGGCGATCCAACTCGACTCTTGGCACCGATGGAATCCTGGAAACAACTTCCTGGCCAACTGCATCCGTTGACGCGACAACCTTTGGGACACTCGGACCTTCGAAAAGTCAAGACCATTGGGAAAATCATCAAGAAGAAGAAATAAAATATTTTGATATGGTACTAGTAATGGCGACATATAAAGAGACGTTTATTAACTCATTGATGGAGAAAGTGATCCTTCCATTTTACCATGGTCATTTGATACCGGATGCGTGGACCGGTGGTTATCTTGACACGGCTCAAAGAATAAATATTTTCATCCGTCAGAGAACTAGACACCAGCAGCTTCAACGTATCAAGATTTCAGTCAGAAGAGTTGGTACGAGATTTCTATTCCGCATCGATGACCAACCAGAAACTCAAAAGGTACGATTTGAACAGAAACTTCATGCACGTATACATCCATATGAACGGTTTACCTCGGTTGACCTATATAGGTATAGGGTCGTCAGAGATGAAGATTATTTTTCAGCAGACGAATATAAAGTCGACGAGAACGGAGTATTACATTCGGGAGAATCGGAATCGGAATCGGAATCGGCGGATTCGAGAGGAGTTGTTCACCCCCCACATCTTTTTTCACCAACTCATTCAGGCTCGATTCCATCGGGTGCATTCGATATGCCAGCGTACAGAGCGCCGTCCATCGAGAAATCACATTTTAGGTCCAGTGTCAAAACCGGGAGTCGTTCTCTCCATTCGAGCAATTATACTGGAAGCGGTAGTCATAAAAAATTGAGAAATGGTATTTTACAGACTGAACTCGAAAATACGGCATCATCGCATCCCAAAATGGTCTACGTCAAAGGCGATCCAACTCGACTCTTGGCACCTCTAGAATCATGGAAACGACTTCCTGGGCAACTGCATCCATTGACGCGACAACCTTTAGGCCACTCGGATCTCCGCAAAGTCAAAAACATAGCATCATCTTTGGGTGTGCATAAAACCATCGGCAAAAAAATCATCAAGAAAAGACGTTAATAATACTCGGCGTCTAAAAAGGCATGAGCTTCCGGACACCCCGCTTCGGCAGCTCGTCCGATTGTTTGGTACGGAGATTTCACACGTTTCAAAACCCGTGGATCTGCGAATCTTTGGTACGATCCTTTCAAAACTCGAAGCTTCGAAGCATACACATCCTTATGGAGTCGCGAAGAATTTCCCGTCGCGGCTTTCTGTCCTATCCAATCATTTCCTTCGATAAACCCAAACCGAATTATGTTTATGCGCGTATCTGAATAATTTATGGTGAGTAACCAGGTATCCCTGGATTTACCATCTGGCGACGCAAAGCCCGCAGACGAGCACCTATTTCCAAAGACCGCTCGTCCGCCGACTTGTCCTGACATTTTCAGTTCGAAATTTTGCAGAGGATCATCTAAAAACACAAAATCTGGATCTTTGGGACTTCGTGGCGCATCGGGATGTCGCCATCGAGGATCCGCCGCATGTAATTCCAGAGCCATCACTTCCTGGAAAAATTTACCGATGACTTGGGCATCGACATTGAGTCTTTGCAAAGGCACACACCCGCCGATCCTGGTCATCCATAAGGTCGTCCATGATTTCCGGATGACCGTGACCAAGGTTTTATGTGGAAGAACGTGTGGTTTCATCTTTGTTTTTCTTCAACTAAAAAGTCTTTAAAACTATTGCAAATTTTTTTCGAAAGCAAACACTATGTCGACTCCAGAACGAGCTGATGCCGCGTTTCGAATCATGACCAACCACTTGGCTCGACGCCTCGTGAAATCCAAAGGCAAAAACCACACGTCGCACGAATTTTTCCATTCAACGGCAAAAAAAGTTGTACGCATCCCGGAACATGCCAAGAAGACCTTGAACATGAGACACAATGACGATCAGATCTCATTTCGACGATATTTCAAAATGTACACCTACAAGGACAGCGATGTCAAAGGCTTACGCACGATTCTGTCCAGGAAAGCCGTCGATGTCAACATGTTGGTGGATGGCGAAACATTGTTGATTCACGTCTCGATGATTGCCGGGCCACAGACGACACAAATCATGAAAATCTTGCTAGAATTTGGCGCAAATCCAAACATCGTGACTCGAATCGGTGGTACGGCATTATTCCTTGCATCTCGTCACGAAATCGAGAAAATGGAACTGTTGTTGCTCGCCGGTGCAAAGCCCAATCTTTCGAAAACGTCTCCGTTGTGGAATGCGCTTTCGTATACATCCCAAAATAAACTGATGAAACTTAAAGTATTGCTCAAATATGGCGCGAATCCAAATGCTCGAAATTACGGGGGGGATACCGTGTTGATGGATGTGGTTTCCAGAGAACTCGATATTTCATTTCTGAAACTGATCCTCCAGTATCGCTTCGATGTCAATGCCAGATCGTATAATGGAACTGCCTTGGGTATAGCCTACAGGAATGCAAAGATGTTCCAAGATAAAAAAGAGTATCGCCGCGAGGTGCTCAGGCTTTTACTGCAGCACGGTGCCGATCCGAAAATTCCAATTCCGTATATTATTAAACAAAACATTCAAAAGCAAGTAGACGAAATCTACAAACTCGCCGGATTGAAACGCAAGGTTTAGCCCGAGTTTTATTATCACTCCGAGACCCAGGTGACTTAAAGACTGGATCTTTGGGACTTCGTGGGGCATCGGGATGTCGCCACCGAGGATCCGCCGCATGTAATTCCAGAGCCATCACTTCTTGGAAAAATTTACCGATGACTTGGGCATCGACGTTGAGTCTTTGAAGAGGGATACACCCGCCGATCCTGGTCATCCATAAGGTCGTCCATGATTTCCGGATGACCGTCACCAAGGTTTTATGTGGAAGGACGTGTGGTTTCATCTTTTTTGGTTCAAGGTACCAAAGTCCTTTAAGACCGTTGCAATTTTTTAATCTTGTACAACACTACATGAGTTATACTCCTGGACACGAAGCTTTACAAATTGCAACAAAACACATGAGTTATACTCCTGGACACGAAGCTTTACAAATTGCAACAAAACATATGGGCGACCGGTTCGTCAAAAGCAAGGGTCACAACATTCCATCGCACGAATTCTTACGTACCGTCTCGAGACCAAATTCAAAGGGGAAAATGGTACTCGGTTCCGGTGGTCTTCATCGCGTGATGCACGGAAAAATCATCAAACACCAAACCGTCAAGGAAACCGCTGAGCATCGCCGCAAAGAAGACCTCAACATGTTGCAACGATTCTTTACCAAGACCGGAGCGTTACAATCGAGAGACATCCAAAAACTAAAAGATATCTTGGGCCGACAACTCGTCAAACCGGACGAGGTCATGAAATATGGATATTTTACTCTTTTACAAAAATTTGCATCGAGTAACGATCCGTTATCTGTCCAGGCAATGAAAATTTTATTACAATACGGTGCCGATCCCAGTCGAGCACTTAGCCAAGCGGTTGGGAAACTGTTTAAGTCCCCGGAAAAACTCGAGCTCTTGATGGCCTCTGGTGCGAGCCTGAAATCTTTCGACAGCTATGATATCGAAAGATTGATCCAATACAATAAAGTCTCCGTGATAAAACTCCTTTTGTCACATAAAGTATTTGATATAAACAAAGAATTACGTCCGAGTCCGGGTAGATCGCATACGTTTTTGATGGAAGCGGTGAGATCAGGTTCTCTTCCCATCGTCAAATTATTGGTAGAACATGGAGCCCGTCTCAATACCCAAGGTACATTATACAGACATAATAACGTGACTGCACTGGATCTGGCATTTATCGAAAAACACAAAGACATCGTCCAATATTTGTTGGATCGAGGTGCCTCGTTCGGTTCAAAAGGCAAGGATCCATACTATGTAGCCAATGTGTACGAATTTGCAGGACGACGAAAACCTTTGTGGACATACATCCCAAGACCCAGGTGACTTAAAGACTTTTTGTTTCATAAAACCAATGGATTTCCACGGCTTTGTGAGAATCCCACTGGGTGGTGGTCACGCTGCATTTTCTGCATTGACTTCTGAAGATGGCGCGCGATATTTCCGTGATATTGGGAAATATACGAAATATTCACACCGAGAAAATAAAGTGCATGTCGAATACTCATCTATATTCGGAACGACAATTCAAGATATGATCATAGGATACCGCAGGATCACATTTACTGGAAATGGACCGTTAGGGATCACCTTTGGAGGGAGTTGGACGCATTTGAGCGATGGCATTCATCTCGAACAAACCGTCTGGGGCATTCCGAGATTCATGGGTGGCATCGTTCAAAAACGTGTAGATAGAGCATTGCAAGATATACTTACCGTGGAGTCATAGATGCAAGATTCGTATTATTATTATTATTTTTCATATTCTTCTTTTTATTGTAACTTTTCTTGCAATTACTATTGATAATATTAAATGTGGTCAACTGGCTTTCGTAATTTTTGAGAGCAGTTGAAAATGTCGGGACGGGCCAAAAAGTCTCGGGTTTCCTGGATTTGATTGCAGCGATCGCATTTTGTGCCGACATCTTGTATTTATACATTAAATACGCAGCGACCGTCGAGGCACTTCTCTGGATACCAGCGTGACAATGGACCAAGACACCTTTGCCTCTTTGTAAGACCGTATCGATTGCTCTCACGACCACAGGCCAGTGACTCAACATCGTATCATTTTCATTGGTCGCGTCATCTACGGGAATTCTGTATTGCTCGACGCCAGACACGTTGATGAAAGGAATGCTTCGCGTGGCATTCACGACGAGTCCTATATTATGTTTCTTCATAAACTCTGGATTTTGCGAATCCGCTTTGCTGCCGATCCATAAGCCCGGCTGGATTTCTTGTGCCGGGTAGTATCCCATTATATACTATCAACCAAAGATTTTTTTTTCCATGGGTCTCCGACTCAAATTTTAACGATTTTCGAAGGGATCACCTTTGGATTCGCTTTTTCGATCCGTGACGTATCTTTAAAGACGTGAATGTGCGAGCACATATGGTCTTCTGCGAGTCTATGAGATGCGCAGTGCAGCATTTTACACCCCACACACTCGAATCCCAATAAACCCACCTTTTTTTTACACACGTCACACTTGGATTTCATTTTTAGTCTTTGTGGGATAAAAAAAGTCTTTAAATGTGTTTATTGTGTGAATGAGATGTACCAATGGATGATGGCCGATAAAATGAATCCGAGAATTGTCGTGGAAAGAGCTTCGACATGTTCAGGTTCGGTGATTGGCCAGTAAATTTTCAGCGCAAAGAGGAGCCCGATGATGATCACCGAGAGAATTATAAATGTAGGAAGTCCTCGGCGATGTTGCATTTGTATGTAGACAAGATTATTATTTAGACAATGCCCGTGTACCCCATGCTGCAGTAGACATTGCCTATCCCGCCACTGGTCTTGGTCGATTTGTATGTGATTGCATAGACCTCTGAATTCCCGTTGATGTACGTCCCAATACTCATCGATGGCGGAACGTGTGCCGAACTGATCCCGCTTGCTGTTGTCGATTTCCCTGGTCCGGTGGTTGTCGAACCCACGTCCGAGTACCCACTCATGACCACAATCCCCCCGGATGCGTACGTGGTATTCCCAGGAATGTTGGATTGCACGGAATCTGTATTCGCAAACGTCATTGCGGTCCCTGTAAACACCGGGTTACGGACCAAATTCCACATGTACACGGACGATGAATCGGAGACCAACGTAATATCTCCGGGGTAAATTGTCGCGCCTTTGAATGTCGGATTGACGCGCATCGCCAAAGCGACAAACGTGTTTCCATCCTCGCGTGCAACTAATGGTCTGATGCCTCGATCGATCGATCGGGTATACCCGGATGGAGATACCCCACCCTCGGAAATCACCGTGCCGCAAATTGCCGTGACGTTGGCCGCAGATCCAGTCCCGGAGTTTGAGATTTCGATTCGTAAAGGTAAGTTTGGAGTCGACATGTAGACCCCATTCCCACGATTAGAATTTTTGATGCGGTGACATGGATACAATTTGGCATCGACCACGATCCCGAATTCCACGTCTCCTACGCCCAACCACTCGAAATTCACGTAATAAATATTAGATTTTGTTGTGTCGAGACGAATGCCCGTGACGTTGTCGAATGTCAAAGTATCGACATTCCATTGTGTTTGGGGTACGGGGAAATCTTGTGGAGTTCCAGAAAAAGATGTTCTGCGGACGACGCTAAGGATTCCTCCGGACAATTCAAAAAATAACCCGTTGGATTCGTCGAATAAACCCCATCGTTTTATCACGCCTGTCACCGCGGGACCGTATACCCCAGTCATCATGATGAGCTGGGATTTTCCAGGTTGGTAATTCGGACGCAATAATGTTTGACGCACGCGTGTTCCCGCAGTCGCACTCGATACGGCCAACGTCACAGAAGCTTGGTTGGCATTGTATGTCGACGACGTCCCGGATCCAGAGGTCTGTGCATCGTCCCACATGTACGGTTGGCTATCATAAATACATTTTGTATCGAGAATCGTCAATGGATTCGATACCCGTGCTCTTCCAAACAAATCCATTTAATATACAAAAAGATTATTATATGACGTATGGTTCGACAACAGTTACTTTGAGCGTGATGGAGACTTGAAGCGCTGGATTCGCAGGGAGGTCTGGCGTGTAATCCGCTCCGAAATTGAATATGGTATTCCGAGATGTCTTGAGAGAGACGGTTAATTTATCGAGACGCATGCCCGAAGACCATGAGACTCTGCGTTGGGGGTGTCCAGAAGATCCAGCATCGCCATATGAAGATACGAATCCACCCAATGCGGTGCTCGGAATAAGTTTTGCGAATGCGTTTGCGCCAGCGTTGTTGGTCCCGTCGTATACGCCTTCGAACTCGTCGAATCCGATGTATAAACACGGTTCATTCAACACGTAGTTGGTGTTGGGGTAGACCACCGAGACGAGCTCCACAGAACTCACGTTCTTGAACCCGCGACCGACCGTCGCCCCTGTAAAGTCCGGAAGACCCGCAAACTTGACTTCGAACCGGCTGGATAAGGGCCATACAGCGCGATCACGATCGATCGAGTCGATGGTCACGTAATATTCTTTGAGGAAGGCTTTGGAACCGACCGGGTTGAGGAGAGTGGTCATTACAGTTTCCCGTAGATTTTATATTCCAGGAATTTAGGCTCTGTAAATTTCCATCTCGGCGATTGTCCAGGAATTATACGATCCAAAAAGAGTCGTCTGACTAAATCCAGCGTATGAATTAGGGTAGGTGTATCCGGTGCATTCGAACCCAAGCAACCCTACCTTTTTTGACACGTAGTACACTTGGCCTTCATTTTTTTCTGGAAGACTGAAGAATTGATCTTAAATATATTTATTTTTTTTTATCGGGATGTCTAAGCGTTTATTTGTTTTATTTCTGTGCGCTTTGTACATGAGACACTGGGTTTGGTCCATCTGGTTTCTGTGTGCGATGTTCTTATTGATTCAAACCAAGGAACAATTTACCGAACCATTATCTGCCATGCCAAAACTTCGAGGGTACCCCATGCGGGCAGATTATAAGAAACAACCGTGTACCAAAAATTTCAGAGAACCATTGTCTCTGGAAGAATCTACGATGTTAGCTCAAGTGAACGAAAAAGCACGTGAATTTATCCGATATGTGCAATCAAAATATCCACAGCATCCGTTGACACATCGATTGGATACGTGGAATGGAGACGTTAAAATCTCGACGTTTCGGAATGGGTCATCGTCATTCACCAGGGATGCAGGATGTTTGGTGCTGAATTTGTATGAGAAAAATCCAATCCGCGCTGGGAAACCTGGAGATACGTTTCGTCCGATGGGGTCGATCTTGTACATACTTCTTCACGAATTATCTCATGCCTGGGCTGGTCCACATGATGCTGTTTTCTACGAAGCATACCGCTGGTACCTTCGGGTAGCAACCGAAGAACTTGGATGGATCGTCATACCCGATTGTAAAATTTGTTGTTATTCTGCGACAGATGCATGTACAAAAAATATATGTCCACGGTGCATATGGAAGACAACATGTCCAAAACAACCTCCTTCGGGGCAAGCACAATGTGGAACGGTTTTAAAAAATGAGAGCTAACGTCATCTTTGCGTATGGTTTTGGGATGACCAGAGGTACTATCCCGGGAACCGCGTTTGACGTTTTTGCGATGTCTTTTAAGTAGACTTGAAGATGTCTGTTGTGAATAAAAAAAATATATGATGAAGTATAATGTCGTTTGGGTGTTACGTTCAAGACGGAAAGTCCTACAGAAGCCCCACGGTTCCAGGATGCATCAATACGCCATACGTCACCAAAAACATCTTGGTCCACTCAAAAACCCGGGATTTCGAGAAATACCCCGACCCCAACGGGTACGCGATCGACCTGCCCAGGACATATAACAACGTCACCGGCGTGTGTCTGATCAGCGCGGAAATTCCTTCGAGTTTCTACGTTTTTTCTTCGAATATCGGGAATACCAGCTTGACCGTGGACGTCGATGGGACCACACATACCATCACAATCCCCGAAGGAAATTACGGGTTTTCGAGCATGATCACCGCGCTCACCGCCGGATTGAACGCTGCGTTTACAGGGCTGACATTTGAAGTCGTCGTCAATTCCATCACCTCGAAATTCACCATCACATGTTTGACGAGTCCAGGGACAAAAACCGTCTCGATCGATACGACTGCCGCGCCAGCATCTAAAAATACCGAATGGGGACTCGCGTATTACCTGGGGTTCCCCAAAGGCGTGGTCACGTCTGGAGTTTCAAACACAAATACCGTCACCGCTACGCATGTCGCAACAATGAATCCACATAATTATTTGTTGCTCAACATCGAAGAAATCAATGCGACAGACCATGTGGGGTTCGAAGGAGGCAACTCGACCTTTGCGAAAATCCCGTTGACGGTCAATTCCTATAATCTGGCGTTTTACGATAAGATATTGAGCATCCAGAAATTTGCGTTACCGAGGGTATGTATAAAACGGCTTCACGTCGATATCACGTTTGCCGACGGGACGCTCGTGGATTTCCAGGGAATGGAGCACAGTTTCACCATCGAACTCACGTATTCCAACGAACGCATCATCTCGCAATGTTAGTCTCCGAAATAAATTCCTGTGTGTACAACAAGTGACATGAGAGACTTTGGGAACCAACCTCACGGAGCAGACGTCGCAAATCGGCAACTGGATAACGACGATGCAGATTTCACCGATCTCAAGGCCACAAGCTTTGTTACCAAAGGAAATATAGAGTCCACCGACGGATTCATCAAAGGAAATGGAAGTCTATTGACGGGTATCGTGACAAGTGGAGGCGGAGGCGGAGGGACCACGACAAACGCATCATTATTGACTTCTGGAACTCTGGCCAATGCGCGCTTGCCGTCCACCATGTCCATCTCCGGAAACATCGAGTCAACCTCTGGATATTTCAAAGGAAATGGGAGTTTGTTGACTTTGTTGAATGCATCGTCGGTATCCACAGGCACGCTGAATACCGCGCGATTGCCTTCAGATATCACCGTCACAGGAAACGTGTCATCCGCAAATATCATTGCGTCAGGCGTCGACCTCAAAAACCGCATCGATACGTTCTTGACGTCGACCACGCGACTCTACGTCAAAACCAATGGATCTGATACAAATGATGGGAGATCCTGGGATCGCGCGTTTGCAACAATCAAACATGCCGCAGACATTGCCCAGCCAGGAACCACAATCTTTGTCGAAACGGGCGAGTATACGGAAAACAATCCCATTCGACTCCGTCCTAAAGTTGCCATCATCGGAGACAACTTGAGAAGAACGATCTTGTACGCCCAAAACCCCAGGGTCGATTACTTTCACGTGGACAATTTATGTTATTTGTACGGACTCCGATTTGTCGATCTCCAAGCACCGGCCTTTTGCGTTGCGTTCCCATGCGCCATCGCCGAACCGACCATCCAATCAGGAAGTCTCACCGCGCTCGAGGTGTTGTACTCGCCCAGTGGGTACGCATCGCCACCGACCGTCATCATCGAAGCGCCCGAAGGTGTTGGAGGCATCCAAGCAACGGCCACCGCGGTCCTCACAAATGGCGTGATCACAAGTCTCACAATCACCAATGCGGGAAGCGGGTACTCGGGACAAAGGCCACACATCAGCATCCCATCATCCACGAGGCCAATGATATTCGGGTCGCCATACCCCCAGAATTGTTCGTCGATCACCGGACCATTTTCAGTTCAACGGTCTTTGGCAACTGGCAACAGGTATAAAATCCCCGAAACTGTTGCGTTGCCATACGATATCTCTGCAGTTGTCGTTTCTGGTGTCGGGACGGTTGCCGTCGATGAATATGGCGCGGGTGGAGGGTGTCGTATCGATGGCGCAGTGTGTTCTCAGTATTCGCCTTTACGAAGCATGGTTGCGGATTCGTTCACCCAAGTCAACCAAGGAGGTCCTGGGCATTTGATTATTAATCTCGGGTATGCCCAATTCGTCAGTTGTTTCACCACGTTTTGCACGTATTCATTCAAATGTTCGGCTGGAGGGTATACAAACGTGTCGACGTCCGTCACGGATTTTGGCAAGTATGGGCTCGTGAGCATCGGGTACTGGCCAACGCCTATCCAGTCCGGAAACGTAGGAACCACCGTAACAAGTACCGTCACCAACGTCATCATCCCGGATAATGGTGGAGGCAGCGGGTATACATCGCCACCCACAGTTGTGTTCACGCCTTCCGGAGCAACCGCAACCGCAACCTTGTTCGGGGACCGCGTCGATTCCATTACGGTCACCTCCGGAGGAAGTTATTCGGTGGTGCCGACGGTCTCGTTCACAGGAGGCGGTGGAACAGGCGCTCTGGGAACCGCAAAGTTGACCGCGCCAGAATTTATCCGGCTGACCAATACCACAACCTCCAGAAAACCCGATGTGGGCGCCGTGGTCTTGTACAATGGGACCTGGTACTCTGTACGAACCGTCATGGTCGTTTCAGGAGTCGGGTATGACCTCAAGTTTTTCCCGAGCATGTACGCGGCCACGTCTGGAGACTCCATGCACTTCTTCATTGCGAGTCAAGCGTCTACGGGTGCTCACGTCACCGAATACGTCGGGTCTGGCGTGACCTATAATGCCCTCCCGGAATACGGCGGGATCCCCGATAATTCCAAACAAGTTCTCGAAGTGTTGCCTGGACGCGTGTATTATGCCATCTCCGATCACGAAGGCAACCAAAACATCGGGAAGAACTTTGCGGTCAACCAGTTGACGGGTGAAGTCACGATTTCTACAGATAAATTCAGTTTGGCTGGGCTCAATAGTATCGCGTTCGGCGAAGGAGGACGTATCGATGCGGTCACTAATAACGACAGCATGACTTCGAGCGGATGGATTGTTCCCACAGCAGCGGCAGTCCGTGGATTTGTTTTGCCGAGAACTCTGCCGATTGCAGGAAATATCGGGGCGCCATTAGTCAAAGTCAGCGGAAATGATTTCGATGTCGCGTGGGTCGATAGTCTGCGTGTAGATCCACAAGGGATTGTTGTCACCGGAAACGTGACGGCCGCCAACATCATCGGCAACCTGGATGCAACGTACGTGACCACCGGGACCTTAACAAATGCCCGGCTGCCTTCTTCGATCACTGTTGCCAACGTATCAGCTAATCTCAGCGGCAATGGCGTTGGTATTTTTTCAGTCAATGCATCGAATGTGGCCACCGGGACTCTGGACAATGCCCGGCTGCCTTCCAACATATCCGTCTCCGGAAACATCGAATCCACAACAGGATATTTCAAAGGAAACGGAAGTCAATTGACAGGTCTTGCGGTGCCACTCACAATTTCCACCATCCAGATTTCCGATTCCAGTTGGAACGTGTTTGACGATACGGCCATGTCGATTAGCGGAGGGTATGCGGTCTTCACGGGCTCCGGATTTGCTCCCGGGTGCGCGGTCTTGATAGGCACTGATTGGGCGACCGCGGTGTCCTACGTGTCCTCCACAATTCTCCACGTCCAAGTGCCTGCAAAAACGTCGGGATCGTACAACGTCACAGTAATTCGTGGGGATACCGCAACGGCCACCAGAGCACTTGGCATGTCGTTCTCCGCATTCCCCGTGTGGACGACAGACCAAACACTGGCAAACGTCCGGCAAAACCAGGCATTTACGCGAACGTTGGCGGCCACCTCTGATTCGGCCATCGTGTATTCCAACACCAGTGCCCTCCCGCCTCAAACAACGCTGAGTACCAGCGGGGTCTTATCCGGAAACATCACGTCTGAGGAAAACGAGACGTTGTATACGATCAACGTCAAAGCCACCGATGCCGAATTGCAAGACGTAACAAGACCCTTTTTTCTGCAATATTTGCTTGGTATGACCATCACGGGAATAGCTATCACAATTGATGATGCAAGTATAACTCATTCTTTTGTCATAGCAAATGGTCTTGCATACGGATTTGGAGCAAACGGCGCCGGTCAATTAGGACAATCTGCAAACACAGGAAGAACTAACAATTACCAGAATTATAATGTTGTCCCGACTCCCGTGACGACCGGGTCATTGACAGGAAAAACCGTGATGGCTATTTCGTGTGGTTATTTGCATACTATGGTATTATGTTCTGACAATACATTACACGCTTTTGGCGGTAATTATTATGGTCAATTGGGAACGACAACAAATAATAATGTATATACAACTTGGTTTCCGGCAAATTATGTACCTGTAAACATTTCTTCGCAAGGGTCACTTTCGGGACGAACCATTACAAGCGTGTTTTGTTCTAAGGAAAAAACATTTGTTGTCTGCAGCGATGGCACGGCGCATTCATGGGGTTTTGCAAATCAGACGCAATATGGGTACCAGACTGATTTAGGAAGAACGGTGAATTCCAGTATAAATCCAACGCCTGGAATTATGGCAGGGTCCATCTCCGGCAAACAAGTTTCCATCTTGAAAGCTGGATACTATTGGGGACTTATCCTTTGTACAGATGGCACTTTGCACGGGTATGGAGACAGCCAATATTGTCCTCCATACAATGTACCGACGCTCATCACATTGAGCGGATCGCTTGTCGGGAAAACCATCCAAACAATGGACGTAGGATGGTACCATGCGCTTATTCTTTGTACTGACGGCTCCTTGCATGGGTACGGATTTGCTGACAGTAATGTTTCCGGTCAACTGGGCAATTCGACAAATTTAGGAACGTCGACATCAAACCCGACGCCCGTGTTGATCAACGGAGGATCTCTTGCTGGGAAAACAGTGACGCAAATTATTGCTGGAACAAGGTATTCGATAGCATTGGCTAGTGATGGGACCATTCACGGATGGGGAGGAACCGTCAATCAAGTGCAGGGTAGCCTTATGAACGCCATTGGAGGGTCGACCCCGGTACAAATTGGTGCACAGGTTGGTTCGTCACTCATCGGAAAAACTCCATCCATCGTACGACCCGGATTTATATTAGCCACAGACAAGAGCTTGCACGCCTGGGGAATGAATGCGTACGGTAAATTATCTATATCCAACGGGTTCACATACGAGACTATGTATGATGATACTAATAGATACGTCAATTCCGTCAACATCAAATCGAACTTTATATAATGCTGCGCATCTGGCTAGTTGTGATTTAAAGGGGGGTCAAGTCACGGCGCTTTTTACCTCGATGACAAACACTTTGAGATGCATTATGATCGGGTCTGATTCTTCATGACCTGTTTGTACAAATACAACCCGAAGAAATTCTTGGCAATGATGTCCAGAGTATTCAACGCGGTATTTTTCAACTCTGGATCCAGGGGGAAGACAAGTCCGTACATCGACCATACCACCACCAAAAAGACGTAGAGTTTCTTCCCGGTCTCCGAACCGTCCGCATACTTTTTAATGATCAAAAAACTCCAGGCGAAAAACCCAAATCCTAAGGTCAATGACACGGACTGATCCAATACGCCCAATTCGCCAAGGTACCCGGTCAATAACATTCCCCAATTGGCCAGAAACATTGTGGTGATATCTCGAGAATGTTCTTTGATGAATTCTTTGAGTGTAAACGTCGTGGATTGTTTCTTTTGTAAACGTTCTTCGTACTTCATGACCACGATGGTACTCAGTAACATCATCGGCGTGGTCAAGATCCAATCGTAATACCGGACCGTCGCCATGTTGTCTAAAGAAACTTCTTTGAGAAACTTGGCATAAAAAGCGAATTCAATGGCTTGGACTGCGGTTTCGAGTTGCAAGGCTTCTTTGAGGATCGCGTGTTCTGGAGGGACGTTTACAAACGATCCCTGGAGACCGATCAATCCTGTCAAAATTTGCACCCATAAACTGACATCCAAAGAAACTTCGGAGAGCGTCATTTTATGTGTACATGTAAAATATTTCTCATCAAAATACATACATGCCGAATTGTAACAAAAAAACGTGTCCGATATCTCTCGACAAAATTCCTGAACAATACGAATACGAATTTAACAAACAAACCTACAACGTCCGGCAACTCGCCAAGATGGTCCTTGCAAATCGTCAGGCCGGGAGAACCTCGAAAATTCCACATACGAGGAAAAAGATCACGGAATCTCAACGGCAGAATATTCTAAAACGTGCAGGAATGACGAATGTTCCAGTAGACGTCGACACACGTAACCACGAAGGAATGACTGCGTTGATGCGTGCTATTCGGGACAATAACGTTGCAGAGGTCGAGCGATTACTTGCAGCAGGTGCGGAAGTCAATTTGAGTGACAACATAGGAACTACCCCGCTGATATCTGCTGCAGCATGGGGACATGAAGATATCGTGTCCATATTGATCGAAGCACATGCGGACGTCAATGCATTTACTCACATGGGAGATACCGCGCTCATGGAGGCTGTTCAGTACGACCACGTTGACACGGTCGAATCTTTAATTGGAGCAGGTGCGAACGTCAATGCGTCCACTAACGATGGATGGACCGCGCTGATGTATGCTGCTCGGGATGGATACACTACGACCTTTCGAGAGTTACTTGCAGCACGAGCAAACGTCAATGCGTCCAATAACAATGGACTTACCGCGCTGATGCTCGCTGCTCATAATGGACATGCTGCGATCGTTCAACAGTTGATCGGTGCAAGAGCAGACGTCAACAAAACGAATCGCGATGGAAAAACCGCGCTGATGTTGGCTACTGAGGGTGGTCATTCTGTGACCGCCAATATCTTACGGCGAGCTCTTGAATTACAGATAAAAAAACGCAAGAGATAATGTGGTTACATTCGAGAAAATGGGAATTCTGGATTATCACAATCGTAATACCGCACCGTCGCCATGTTGTCTAAAGAAACGTGCTTCAAAAACTTGGCATAAAAAGCAAATTCGATGGCTTGGACTGTGGTTTCGAGTTGCAAGGCTTCTTTGAGGATCGCGTGTTCTGGAGGGACATTCACAAACGATCCTTGGAACCCGATCAATCCTGTCAAAATTTGGATCCATAAACTGACATCCAAAGACACTTCGGAGAGCGTCATTTTATGTGTACATGTAAAATATTTCTCATCAAAATACATACATGCCGAATTGTAACGAAAAAACGTGTCCGATATCTCTGAATGTCATTCCTGAACAATACGAATACGAATTTAACAAACAAACCTACAACGTCCGACAACTGGCCAAGATGGTCTTGGCAAATCGTAAGGCCGGTCGAACCTCGAAAATTCCACATACGAGGAAAGAGATCATAGAATCTCAACGACAGAATATTCTAAAACGTGCAGGAATAACGAATGTTCCAGTAGACGTCGACACACGTAACCATCAAGGACGGACCAGGTTGATGCGGGCTGCTGATCATGGACATCTCCAAGAAGTCCAGCGATTGCTTGCAGCAGGAGCAAACGTCAACGCATCTGGTGCCTTAGGAATGACCGCGCTGATGTGGGCTTCTGATAATGGACACCTCGCGACCGTTCAGAAGTTACTTGATGCAGGAGCAGACGTCGACGCATCTGATGAAGATGGATGGACCTCGCTGATGCATGCTGCTGATAATGGACACCACGAGATCGTTCAACAGTTGATTGCAGCACGAGCAAACGTCAACGCATCTGATCACGATGGATGGACCGCGCTGATGTATGCTGCTCGGGATGGACACCTCGCGATCGTTCAACGATTGATTACAGCACGAGCGAACGTCAACAAAATTTCTCTCGGTGGAAAAACCGCATTGATGTGGGCTGCTGATAAAGGACACCTTGCGATCGTTAAGCAGTTACTCGCTGCAGAAGCAGACGTCAACAAAATTTCTCCCGGTGGAAAAACCGCGCTGATGTGGGCTGCCGAGAAGGGACACCTCGAGATCGTTCAACAGTTACTTGATGCACGAGCAGACGTCAACAAAATTTCTCTCGGTGGAAAAACCGCATTGATGCTTGCTACTGAGTTTGGACACACCGCAACGGCCAATATCTTACAACGAGCTTCACACAATAAAAAACGCAAGAGATAATTCACCAACTAAACATGATATCACGCATATACCCATCCGCCAATGCCGTGCCGAACGCTTTTTGTAATACAGAACGAGTCCGGGTATTCTGCAATTGGTGCGTGCAATACCGGATTTGTTCCTGTTTTCTGTTTTTTGTACATGGACCTTGATGCGATGCGAAATCGATGTACACTCCTAACAAATCGACCACATAGGCGTCGAAAATCTCTGGATCCGGGGAATCTAAAAACACACATTCTGGAGAAAATATCTCGAGACCCCAGTCCGGCAGCTCGCGCTTTTTTTGATCGTGTATTTTGTGTTTGTTCTGAAGTTCTACCACGGCATAGTCAAACCCACATGTGCCAGAGATGTCAGCAATGGCCATCGTCGGTTTCCCTCGTTTTTGGATGACGTCAACCCCTAAGATCGGGATATCGTACGTAAAATGAGGGAACGCGACGTGATGAAGGATCTCGAGATCTCCGTATGTCGCATGTTCGATATGGACTTTTCGAAACGTTTGAGAGGTCAGACATTCATTTCGAATCGTCATCATTGGATTGCTCATGTTGGAATACGGTTTCGGGATGACGAGCGGGACCATCCCTGGGACGGATGTCCATGTTTTTGTTATGTTCTGCAACATTTTGTTTTTTGTTTTGTGGTGTTGGATTCTTTAAATAGATTTAAAGATCGATCGATATTGTGAAGAGAACTTGTATAATGACCGACATCGCAAAATCGTTTATTCCTGATGACGCGATGCTTTTTACGTACCGCGAATTGGCCGGGTTTTATGACGTCGATGGGAGTTTTTTCACAAAGATAAAACATACGTCCACTTCTTCATATTACGAAACCCTTCGGATGTTCCAGAAATCGTTTGGTGGCATCATGACCAAAACAAACGTCTCGAATTTGACGAAACCCGAGAGGAATCGGTACATATCGACTCTCCAGACCATGGAAAACGACGTGCTCTTGCCTGCTCTTAAAGACTACTTGATCATCAAAGCCGACGCTTCGGAAATGACCAAAGAATACATCCGAGGAGTCTATTGCGCGATCGGGAATCTGAAAACGTTTGGATTGACAATGACGCACGACTGTATTGATCGTATCAAAGAATTTGTCGAACACGATCTGGGTGTATCCCTAGGAACAATTGATAAAAACATTTGGAGTATCCCAGATCACCGGGGGATGAAGATCTTTTTGGATTGGATGACTGCCGGGTTGCCCAGACTCTTTAACGAAGAAAAAGCTGCAAAAATCGATGCATTCTATACATACCTGGAAACCAAAGATCCAGTCGGGATGAAACGTGATTTTGTTGTGGTTACAGATGATGTTTTGAAAACGTACACTGACATAACGAGAGAATATAATACAAACTTGAGAGCTGTCGTTATGTAAGAGGAAAAAATGGGAATTCAGGATTATCACAATCGATAGAAAACGCAACTTAAGTTCAATTACAAACAAAATACATCGCGTCATGTGGTTTGGTTCCTTTTCATCTCTGTTTTATATACGTTCTTGACCTGGTCCAATGTGCACCCCATATCTGCGGCAATTGCAGAAAAGGTATTTCCGGCATCGCGTAATTCGACAACACGCAAACGCTGATCAGGGGACATTGGAGGTGATCTTGCTTTGTTTGGTTTGACAACTCTTCCTAAAGCAATAGAACGAAGTTTTGCAGTGAATTCCTTTGCAACGTCATTATCTGCCTTCAAGACCTCATCGGAAATCACAAAGTTCTCATGTTTCACCGCGCTGAGCATATCTTTGTACCATACTTCTCTGGTCTCCAGATATTTGTAAAATATATCGATCTGCATTGCTTTTTCTTCATGGAATAATCTGGACAATCCGACGGTCATCCAATCCAAGAACAGTTTCATGTTTTTGTGATCCGTGATGATCCATTCCTTTTCATTGATTTTCCCTATGGAAACTCCTAGATCCTTTTCGACATACGCTTTGATGTGTTCCAACAGTTGAATACATCCTTTTTGGCACAACGTCAGGCTGTACAACCTGAGACATCCTTCAGCGCAAAACAAGCCGCGGATATACTCTTTATTGATTCGGTCAAACGGTTTGTGGTCATTGGCAGGGTTAAATTCGGTTAATTGCTTCCGTGCTTCTTGAGATTCTTTATCGGTCCGGTTGTAATAGCTCATGTAGTCCATCACACGATCTGCTTGGTCAGCTTTCAAAATCAGATGATCTTTGATGCTCGGGACCAACACACACATTTCCATGTTGCGCATTGTCAACGCATACTGATGTCTCTGGTTGTTCGAACGCGTTCTCTTATCGATGTTCCCACCAAAAAACTCTTGGATCATACGCAGTGTCGCGTAGTAGCATTGCGTCACATTCGCGCCGACTTGTTTTTGAGCCATGTAAAAACTCCCGTCACCATCGTAAAATCCAGCAAGTTCGCGCATTGTGAATGGGAAAGGTTTGTCATCCGGAATCAGCGAGCGTACCTTCTCAGGATCTTTCCAGAATTGATCGAGTTTGAGTTTGACCATTGTGTTGTTGTCTTTAATATAAAAACAGGTTTCTTTAAGTCTGTTGTGTGATGTCAGTGCTGGGTGGTTTGGCTTACCGTGACATCATACTTAAAGAGCAGTTGCATCTCCATCGTTGAAATAATAAGCATGAAAACGTGTGTTGTATGTCTGGTTTCAAAAGATGAATTATTGTTCGAAATACACTCGAATCAAAAACGGAGAAACCAGTGTAAACAATGTCGATGGGAGCTACGTACAAAATCGGTGAAAAAGACTGAGAAACAAGATCCTTTGACGGCTCCTCATGTAAACAACTGTGTTAAATGCAGCGTCTTGTGGTCACCTGACTTGTTTCGATGGAGAAACGATATCAAAAATGGAGCGTGGAGGACATCATGCAACAAATGCTATGGTGAAAATAAATATGACATGAAATATCGTCAGAGAGAACGTGAAAATGACAAAGAAGGTTTTTTGGAACGGAACAATAAAATGATGAAACGATGGAGGGATAATAATCCAGAATGGTTTATAAAGCGTTCTTCTAATATCGATGCACGCTGGAAAATATTTCTAAATTCAACGAGATATTCATGGAAAACTGTAAACATGGAAGATGCAGAAATTCTCAAATTGAAGATGTTGGAACCGTGTTTTTATTGTGGATTCGAGCCCCCAGAAGGGCATCGGCTAAATGGTCTTGATCGTGTCAATTCAAATGAAGTATACACATCAGAAAATACGGTTCCTTCATGTGTTGCGTGCAATATCATGAAAAGCAATAAAACAATCGACGGGTTTGTAGCTCATGTGAGAAGAGTGTACGTTGGAATGGCATCGACACAATCGACATCCATTCCGAATTGGAATCAGCATCGTAATCATAAATCCAACAAATATATTGAATTGACTGATGATCATCAGGACCAACTGCGCATGTCAGAATGTCATTACTGTGGACTTTATCCGTCGCTTGGTATCGACCGCAAAAATTCGAACATACATTACACCCCCAGCAACGTGGTTCCATGCTGCTCCGAGTGCAACATTGCCAAAAGAGATATGAGTCTCGACGATTTCATTCAACATGTTAGTCATATCAAATTTCATACACGCTATTGGATATTGAGACCGAATGTACCAAAAATTTCTGTATCTAAATTTGCAGAATGGTGTTATCACGGATTTGATGGACGTCATCTTTTAACACTGCATCCTGAACATGATTGCATCCCACGATATATCAAATGGGAAAAGCACCCTGCAACAGAATTTCATTCACTTTTCGAAAAATACATACGTTGAGGTTTTCGAAAAGTTTGTACAAGTGATTTGATGATGATATTATTACATGTAAAAAAGCAATATGTCGATGAATTAATTGCTGTCACGGTATCCACGTCTTTCGATCGTGGCGTCGACTGTATCTTAACCAGACTCCGGGTGGATAACCCTTCATTGTCCAGCGACTTCCGTTCAGTCTGTGACGGCCACCCATAGGCTTTCCATAGCGCCCTTAGGATGTAACCATGCGGATTCCCAATTTCAGATTTGATATTTAAATCTTCATCCAGCGACTTATGACCATACCCTGGTTCTTTTCTCCAGGCCAGGAATAGGTTTCCCATATTCCCTTGGTATCGCGTGGCTTTACGGGTTCCCGCAACAAGAAATCTTGCACATTTTATTGTAAATGTACTAGCTACTGGCATGAGTTTGTACAACTCCCGGATGCACAACAGGTTTCCAACACCCTTTCCGGATAGGTGTTGCAGGTAGCTTTTCTGCGCTAATTTTTCAAAGAACGCAAGACCTCCCCGGTCTTTTCCCCCATGCTTTCACATAGGGCTGGACTATACCTTAAGCCTTCATCGGAAATGACTAGTTTCCTCGGACCCATTGCCTGGTAGTCTCTGAGGGGTTGCCGTATGCTTGTCACAGAAAAACGGCAAGCGTTTTTCATTAGCGCATGTAGGCAAGTCCCTGCGGATTGTCCAATCTCTTTCGTTGTTACGGTCGGCGAGGTCATTACCCTGCTTTGACACTTTTGGTTTCCCAAAAGGCTTCGTAAAAAGAGCTCTAAGGAGTTTCCCGCAATCGACAATGTTGCCAATTTTCTAGTAAAATTGACTAGCGAGTTATATACAGAGTTCCGTGAAGAAATCCGCTGGTATTTACACTGTTTACCCACGATGATGATACCAGATCCATCGTGGCAGCTCGCTGTTGGGAACAGGATATCAAATGGCGTAATGTTGACCATTTGATCGTTAATTCCCGACATCACTCTGAGAACGTTATAATTCACAGCGAATACGCGGAGGGCGGATAAGTTGGTGGCGTCGGTGATGGTGATGTTTTCGTTGATGACGTTGGCGATGTTGGTGGCGGAACCGGCGACGGATGCGGCCTTGAAGGTGAGTGCGAGGACGGCGGAATCGATACGAGAAAGATTCAATGAGCCAGAAGGAGCGTGCTGGGTAGGGGACAAGGCGAACGACATGAAGTAAATACCTGCGTCGGGGTTGGCCTTGTTTGCCTGGTAAGGCACGACCTTGTTGTAGTAGGCACCGACACGGAGATCTGCGCGGTCGTGACCATTGAGCATGAGCTTGGCACTGGCGATGGGAGCAAGAGCTTCCTTGATGGAACCGGCGGCGCCACCGGTGAACTTACCGTAGTCGCTGGCAGTTCCGGATGCGACAACCCAGGCAAGAAGCTTGGTGGGATGGTTGAAGGACAAACGGATCTGCTGAGCGCGAGAGGTGGAAGCGACGGTGACGTTTTCGTCTCCCGTGAACTGAACCTGCTCGATGAGGTACTCGTGGGGCTGAGCGGCGAACTTTTTGCGTTCATCTTGATCCAAGTAGACATAATCGCACCAGAGCGTGGCATCGAGAGTAGATGCGGCATCGATACCGGTGATATTGGCGACATCCTCGAATTCAAAGGTGACGCGGAGTTCGTGGTACTGCACATTACGATCTAGGTTTCTAAAACCTTGGATCGTGGTGAACTCCTGAAACCCCAGATATGAATCCAGGGTTTCAATACCCTTGCTTTCACAAGGGAGTAGACTATACCTTAAGCCTTCATTGGGTTCGTGCTAAGAACCCTCAGACCCACTACCGTGTAGTCGTTGAACCTTCTTCGTGTTTCTTGCATTGCGAAACGACGAAGCTTGGCTGCGGATTGCCGATTTTTTGTAAAAACACAAAAATCCATAAAGGTTATGACCATACCTCAGGGAGTTGCTCTGAGCCAGGACACGTTTTCACATGACCTTTGGTACTTTATGGCTTTACGGGTTTCCCGCAATTTGGAAGTGTTGCTGTGTCCCCAAAAGAATGCTGGTCTCAAGTTTAGGTACAAAAAACTTCAGACCAGCATCCGTTTTGAGGGAAACAACTAGCATCTGGCAATGTGTGACACGTGCCCAAGTGGTTTTCCCATATCCAGAGCGTGTGTTGGATATGGCACGATGCTTTTGCGCGCTGCAGTAGTGTTAACGCGATGAGAGGCAAGTAGTTACCGGGAGAACGGCAGAACCAGAAAAGTACGGGAACGAAGAAGCGTTTGACCGTGGTAGCGGCTTCACTGTCGACGAAATCGACCATGGTTCTGTAAGCATCACGGTCAGTGCCGCTGTTACGGTACAAGTTATCGTAGATACGATACCAGGTATTCGTAAGTTTGTCCAATTGCTGGCCACCGAGCTCTACGGTAATAGATTTGCAAAGCTGTTCGGCGGGGTAGAAGGTGGTACCGGAAGCTCCACGCTTCATGGATGCCTCGAGCCACATATCACCGAGGAGATCACCGTTACGGGAGATAACGGCAGTCACCTTGGATCCATAACGAACCGTTCCAGAGAAAGTCTGGGCAATAGATTCGATGGCAAAGTTGGTATGTCTCTTGAAGACAACCTTGAAGTACGTAATTTGAGGAGATCCTGTAAGATCGTTGAGCATTTCCGTAGAAGAAATGCGATACCCCCGCTTTCGCGGTATTTAAGCAAAAACCGTGAGATTTTTGCAGGGACTAGACTGTACCTTGAGCGTATTCATCTTTTCACAGAGAATCATCATACGCCGGTTTCCATGCAGTCGTTGAAGACGCACCCTAGGATGTGAAAAACCTACCTATGATTCCCTTAGGTGCGCCCTGCTGATTGCCCATTTTTTTTGTTGCCAAAAACATCCTCATGAGTGTCACGATATCATGGTGTTTCTCCATGCCCCCTGGTCCTTTCGGTTCCAGGGTTCGTCCATGAGGCTTTAGGGTGTTCCAGCATCGGGAAACCTTGCAATTTTATTGTTAAATTACTAGCTGTTGGCCACGCGGTAGACCATGATCTCTCCATACCGCGCCAGGAAGGCCCAAGAGGGTTCTCCGTGGTAATATTCCTGAATTCCCACGGCACACAACTTTTCCGTCCATTTTACGAAAATTTTCAGACATCTTGTGCTCCGAATGCGACTAACTGAAGTAATCCTCCACCCATGGTACTCTTATGAAGAGAAAATAATTTTACATTTTTTTCAGACGAACAACATGTGATGAATTTTTACTTGGATCCTGACGCTTCCTCGGTAATGTCCTTGAGTTCCGGAACGCCTTCTGGTTTGGGAAGGATTTCGCTGGGCAAGAGATGGGCATCGACTCCATCCTTCTTGACCGCTTCAGTTCGTTGATTGAATATTTCCTTGGCCTTGAGCTGGGATTCCTTGTATTCTTTCATCATATCATTGAGGTATTTCTCTTGGTATTCCACGTCGTCCACGTCTTCGATGGATGGAGGGATCAATGCCCATTTCCCCACTTCCAACATAAAGATATCCACGGTGCCATCGAATGCTTGGAGTTTCTTGACGTGGGCGGAAGCTTCATCACGAGTGGTAAAACATCCCCTGATTTTCATGCCGAGTTTCTCATTTTTTTGGCGTTGATCTGGTCCCACAAAGCTGACCAATGCAAAACGTTGTCCCTGAGGGACGATGGTATCTTCTTCGAGATAATCGATCGAGGTGTCCATGGGAAATGGGGGGTGTTCTTTTGTATCGAGAGGTTTCTTTAAGTTGTTTTGTTTTTTTTTCTGTGATGTCTTGCATGGAATATGTCATCAATCGTAAACCATTAACGATCGATTGGATGACGTCCAAACGATTTGTGAGTGCAAATTTATTGATATATACTCTTTTTACAGGTCTGTATTTATATATTGGCATGAAGGAACATTTCGATACGCCTAATACGTTGACGAATGCCATGTATTATGCGGCGACCACACACTCGACGACTGGATACGGAGACATCATTCCGAAGACATCACTCGCAAAAATGCTGGCGACGGCACATATGTTTTGCGTCTGGATCTTGATTGCTATCGCGACGTCCTGGGCATTCGATAAATCTGAAGAATCCAGACGTTGAGAGTATCAACTGCCGCCTGCAAATTCTTCGTTTGTCCATGGGGAATTATCGACGTGTTCGATACATCTCCGGACACCGGCAACGTATTTGCTGTTTCTGCTTTGATGCAAGTTTGCCTCTTCTGTGGTGCCAATATAACACCATTTACTGACTTTGTTATAATTAAAAGAGTAACATTCTTGGTTGATACGACATGTGTTTAAACAATCCCTGGCCGAATGTTTTTTTGTCAGACGGGAGAAAGCGATGACCTCGATATTATCGTGCATCCAGTTATTTTTCACCACCATGTTGGTCGTTTTACAGTCTTCCCACGGAGATTGTCCTGAATTCCCCCAATGTCCCCATGAAGATCCGTGTGTAAAAATCATGGTGGGACACAATGTAACGAACAAAAGAGCCGTGTACAACATGATGAATTTTAAAAAGTATATTCTTTAAGTCGATACCATTACATTTTGCGTTTCTTTTTTTTGAGGACCGGTCTGGTTTTTTCGAGAAGTGCCATTAAATTTTGGGTGGATTTCGGGACTGGTGGCCAGAACCCATCGACGATACTTTTCTCGAGACCCCATGGTTGCCCGACGTACTCTGCACACATCACCCCACCTTCTCGCACGACATCTTTTCGACAATAACATCGTTGGTATGCATACCCTTTTTTCAAGAGCACAAAATACACCGTGTTTGTATGGTGTTCTTTGTACCCTTTATTCCCGCATTTTTTGGAATTACTTCGTAAGACTATACAATGATCTCCGACTCGATGCATTCCTGTGAATTTGGAATCCGTAAAAGCTTCCGGCATGGTTTTTTGAAACTTTTCCAGGACGGCAGTATATTCGCCGACGTTGACGTGTGTGCTTGTGGTGGTTTGTTTGTCCGAAGAATCGAATTCATCCGATGTGACGATACACGTTTTGGTCGGCGATTCTCCTGGCGTCCGAATACACGTCGCCTTGACCCAGTCGCGAATCTGCGATGCGGTTTCTATGGGACCGATGGATTGAAGCGTTCCGGAAGCATCGCAGGTGGACACCGGGACGTAGACCCCTGGCGCATTGGTTTTCGATGACCATGGCATACGCAGACTTCCGGCGGCGACTCTGTAGACTGCCGCATCCACGATATCTTTCCAATCGACGTCTGGACATGCATCTTCGAGTTTGGTCACGAGATGGTTGCGATATGACATGGCCGTTTTGACGTCCACATACACTGAATCCCACGTGACATGAATACCTATTTTATCTTCGGAAGACACTGTTTTTTTGAGAACGACTGCTCTGGACGGCACATCAAAATAATAGCTGGCAATGCTGCATGCTGATTTCACTGCCGCATCCATAATATCTGAAGATGGAATGGGTTTGAAATCAAAGTCTATAAACAAACGAAAAATTGGACTTTTAGCTTCGACGACATAATGTGTTTCTCCTCGTGCGATGGCATTCGAGTATTCGCTGAGAAACGTGGTGTGCTGAGTATCTGGAACGTAGAGTCTTCCTCCGTTCAACAATAAATGCGTATACTCTTTTCCTGATGCCACGCGCCATTTCTGGAGCCACTCTTTTTTGGGGGCCGACATGGTTTTTGTAGACAGGTGGATGGAAAACTTTAAATATCTTGCTGAACATCGACCTGAATCGTATACAATAGATGTCTGAATCGTATACAATAGATGTCTGAATCGTATACAATAGATGTCTGAATCGTATACAATAGATGTCTGAATCGTAT